GCCCAGTACCTCACCTCCATCCCATGCGCAGTCAGTGCATCGAGCACGTCTTGCGCGCCTAGGTGCCCACCATGCGCCTTGTCCATCCCCACATTCACCAGTGCGCGCATTTTCACTCTCCCTTGAGGGTTACGTTCGTGGGTTTCCAGTCGCCCACATCCGGTGCCACTTCGGCCAGCAGATCGGCCCCGACTCGCGCCATCATTTCCCTGAGCCTAGTGTCTTCCAGCCCGGCGTCGGGCGCATTCTCCATCGCGCAGTCCATCGCCTGCATGAGCGCGCTTGCTTCGGGCGTCAGTGCGCCCAGCCTATCCGTTACTCGCATTTCCATCTCCTGTTTCCATACCCAAGTGGGCATGAGATAGGCGCGAAGCCTATCCCCTAACCACTTATCCTGCCATCCAGTTGCCTAGTGCATAGCAACCAGCCCAGAACACCATCACCATTGCCACGTATTGCATCTCATGCTCCCAGCCATTCCGTGATCCGATCCACTGTGCGCCAGAACCTTTCCCTCCTGATTAGCTCTTTGATCCCTGCCAGTGTGTCAGCCTTTAGAACTCTCCCGGTCCCCATGCTTGCGGTCCATCTAATCCCGCTCGCATTCATTCCAGCCCGTTCTATGGTCACGCCCATGTATTGACGCATCACAGTCTCCATAACCAAACCAGATTAGTCACCAGTCCCGCTGCAGTGGCATACTCCGCAGGGGCTACGGTCGCAACTATCATCCCGACCATAATGCTTCCCTTGATTGCCACTACATGCCTGAGCGCTTTCCTTTCATCCGCCAGTAGCCAAAGGCGAAGTTTCGCCCAGCGTGCTTTTGCCTCAGTCATCGCTCACTCCTACACCAGCGAAGTGAGACGCTACGCCTATCACCAGCAAGGCTAGAGCCGCCTTCCCGTACCATCCATGACTCTCTACTGACACTAGGCCAAGGTAGGCCATGTGTGCCACGTTATGGCCCTTGTGCAGGCCAGCCTCAAGCATGGGGTGCGCGTGAGCGCGGAGCCAATCGAGTGCATCCTTCATCATGTAATCCTCGCATTGTTTATGGGCTTACTCACCTTGCCTGCGTTGCCTGTCGCCCCCCGTTGGGGAGTGCCCGACATCGTGTGCCTGCGAGTGTTGCCCCGGATTATTGGGTTAAAGAGCGTTGCGCCCGGTTGCTGCGCCCACCAGCAGTGCCGGTGAGACTCTATGGTAGGTCAGCCGCAGGCTTATCCAATTAGGGGAAACCCTAGCTTGTGCGCCAGATGCGCAGGCATGATGCGTGCTTGGGCGGCGGGTAGCAGAGACGCGTGAGGCGGGCGCGCGTGCGCGTGCGCGCGTAGCGGGCAGGGGGGGGGCAAAGTCGAGCGTGTGAAAATATATACTGACCCCTTCCGATGCAGCCGCGCAGAACCCACCTCGGGGCAAAATTTCCTGGAAAAATCTGATCCCACCTTCATGTTGCACTGCAGCAAAGAGCCTCCTCCCAAACGTGATAAAATGTCGCCCAGTACGCCCACACCGGAGCACCTCTATGGCCCTATCCCACCTCATGGAGCAGTCAGCCCGCCTCGCGGCAGAAGGCATGGACCCTCCTACCATTGCGGCCAAGCTGGGCGTCAGCCTCTTCTGGACGAAGATGGTCATGGGCACCGACGCATTCACCCTCCTCGTACGAAGGATTCAAGATGAGAACGCTGCGCCCGAAAGTAACGCTGATGAAGCCCCGCGTGGGTAAGGGCTTCCGCGTACGCACGCAAGGTAAGCGCGCTGTGGCCCCAAGGGTGCGCCTGCCTTCCACGAAAGGGGCAAAAGTAAAGGTGCGCTAATGGGACGGAAGGTAGGAGACGGAACTCCCGAAGCAGGGGATATGGTGGGGGTGGAAAGTACCGCCCTCGCTCTCCCTTTGGAACTGCAGGCAGTGCGCCTCTTCGTGCGGACGGGAACTCTCGCAGCCGCTGCGCGGGAACTAGGGCTGCCCTTAGCCGACGTACGCAGATGGTCCCAGAGCATATGGTGGCAGACGGAGGTAGCTGCGCTGCAGCGGGAGTCCTCCGCCCTCGCAGACGCCATGCTCACACGCATCTTCGACACTGGGATGGACGCTCTCCTAGATCGCCTCACCCTCGGTGATGTCCGGATGTTCGGCGGCAAACAGGTGAGGGTGCCAGTGAAGGCAGAAGTCTTGGCCCACATCATCGACGTAGCCTTTACGAAGAGGCAACTCCTGCGCAACGAACCTACTGCCATCGCCGGAGACACCAAGCGTCTCAACACCCTAGCGCAGAAGCTACGGGCCTTGGGCGCACAAGACGTAACGATCCTCGAAGAGGCGGACTATGGCCCGGCGCAAGAAAGCTGACGCAATCTCTGCCGCAGCCTTCGGCCCCACCGAGCGGGTCCACATTGACGAATACCTGATGGCGGGGTTCGTAGAAACCTTCCTGCAAGAAGACTTCGATGCCCCCAAGCCATCTCCCACCTTCCACAGGGAACTCTGGACCCTCTTCACGAGCGAAGCTCCTTACGTGGTCATCGCTGCCCCTCGCGGACATGCTAAGAGTACCGCCGGGACTTTCTCCTTTGGCCTTGCGTCTGCTCTCTTTGGGACTGATGACTTCATCCTTATTGTGTCCGCGACCGAGTCTCTGGCCGCCGCTCACCTCGCTAACATGGCCCGAGTGATTGAGGAGAACGAAGACCTCCGTACGGAGTTCAACATCACCATCCTGCGGAACAACGAGACTGAACTCATCTGTCGCACCGGGAACCGCGAGTTCTGCGTAATCGGCAAGGGCGCAGAGCAGAAGGTCCGAGGCATCCTCTGGCGCAACAAGCGTCCCTCCCTCATCCTAGTGGACGACCTCGAAGAGGATGAGGCCGTGATGAGCAAGGAGCGTCGGGAGAAACTCCGCAACTGGTTCAAGAATGCCCTCATCCCCTGCGGGTCGGATAACCTCCGCGTACGCATGGTCGGGACCGTTCTGCATCTGGACAGCTTGCTCGAACGCCTCATGGCCGATGAGCAATGGGTTAGCCGCCGCTTCCGCGCACACCGCTCGTACGACGACTTCACCGAAATCCTGTGGCCGGAGAAATTCCCCAAAGAGCGCCTGATGCAAATCCGCGCAGGCTACAAGGACAACCCATCCGGCTATTCCCAAGAATACCTCTCCCACCCAGTAGCCGACGCAGACTCCTTCTTCCGCCGCAGCGACTTCCGCGCAATGGACGAGGCCGACTACTTCTCCCCCAAGACCCACTACGGCGCAATAGACTTCGCCATCGGCCAGTCCGACAAGGGCGACCCGACCTCCATCACCATCGGCGGACTCGACCCCGAGAACATGCTCCACATCGTGGACTGCGTATGCGAAAGGATGGACCCCGTAGCTGCGCTGGAGAAAATGTTCGAGTTCCAAGAGCAATACGAGATCGACTGCTGGGTAGTAGAGGATGAGAACATTGCCAAGGCCATCGGCCCCTTCCTCAACCTAGAGATGGTCAAGCGCAACTGCTACCTGAACCTCTGGCGCATAAAGCCGCACAAGGACAAGCAGCATCGGGCCACCTCATTCAAGGCCCGGATGCGGGCGCATGGCGTTAAGTTCGACTACAATGCTGAATGGTTTGTCCCCATGCAGGGCGAGATGCTCGCTTTCCCGCGCGGGAAGAATGATGACCGCGTGGACACCCTAGCTTACCTCGGCATGATGATGGACAAGTTTGCGCCCTCCCTCACGCGGAAAGAGCTAGATCAAGCTGCGTGGGAGGAGGACATGGCAGAGGGCGCAGAGGCGATGGATGGGCGCAGCAGTGTTACCGGATACTGACAGCGTAGAGGCCGGCGCATTGGCGGTGCCGGCGGGTTTTGGCGAGACCGAAGGCAGGGGCCACATGTCAAGGCCGGGACAAGCGAAGCGCAGTCCCGCCGCGAAGCGGTTGCCTTGATATGGGGAGAGCCAAGGGCCGACAATCCCGCATCGGCAACGACTGGCGCGGACTCGAAGCGTAACGGAGAGAATCATGGAATTCACCACCAAACTCACTATCGACGCAAGCTACTTGTCGTCTCCGAACCTCGTCTCGCGCATTGACGACGACGACCTTACCTGCATCGGCAATATGGTGGTGGAAGACTTCGAGCGCGATAAGGACTCCCGTTCCGAATGGGAAACGCGCATGGACACGGCCATGAAGCTCGCGCTCCAAGTCTGCGAGAACAAGACCTTTCCGTGGCAGGGCGCAGCCAACGTCAAGTTCCCTCTCGTCACCATCGCCGCAATCCAATATCAGTCTCGCGCATACCCTGCTCTCGTCTCCGGCCCCAACCCAGTTGCTGCTCGCCCCTTGATGGATCGTCCGAATCCCAAGCTCCCTCCCGGCCTGGCCCAACAAGCCCAGCAAGACCCGAAGGCGGCGCAACTCTATCAGACTCTCCTCCAGCAAGCCCAGCAATCTCTCTTCGAGTACAACGCTCTCGTTGCTCGTGCCCAGCGCATCTCCCACCATATGTCGTACCAAATCCTCGAAGAAGATCAAACGTGGGAAGAAAATCAAGACCGCGCACTTCTCATCCAAGCCATCATGGGCTGTGTATTCAAGAAGACCTACTTCGATCCTATCAAGGGCCACAACATTTCCGAGTGCGTCAGCCCGCGCGAACTCATCGTCTCCTACTATTCCAAGACCGTAGAGACTGCCCCGCGCCTCACTCACCTCCTCTACCTCTCATCCAACGATTGCTACGAGCGTGCTGCACGCGGAACCTTCGTAGAGTTCGTTGATGGCTCTCCTCCGCCCGAACCCACCCTCGTCCACCGCGACAACCAAGTTGCAGACGAGCGTCAAGGCGTCCAACCGCGCAATGACGACATGGACGCGCCCTACGAAATCCTCGAACAGCATCGTGGCCTCGACCTCGACGGTGACGGCTACCACGAACCCTACGTCATCACTGTCCGCTACGACACCAAGCAAGTACTGCGCATCGTCCCGCGCTTCACCCGCGCAGATATCACATGGAACAAGAAGGGCAAGATCATCCGTATCGACCCCATTCAAGCCTTCACCAAGTACACTTTCATCCCGTCCCCCGATGGTGGCTTCTATGACCTCGGTTTTGGCGGCCTCCTCGGCCCCATCAACGAGACTATCGACTCCGCAATCAACCAACTTCTCGACGCAGGCACCCTCGCAAACGCCGGCGGAGGCTTCCTAGGGCGCGGATTCCGCAACAAGAAGGGCGAATATCGCTTCCGTCCGGGCGAATGGAAGACTGTTGACTCCACCGGCGACGATTTGCGCAAAAATGTCATGCCGCTGCCCACTCCGCAGCCCAATGCAACCCTCTTTCAGCTCCTTTCTCTCCTAATTGACTACTCCGAATCCATCGCCGGGGCCACCGACATCCTCCAAGGCAAGAATCCGGGCCAAAATCCCCCCGCCGAGACCTCTCGCGCGATGGTCGAACAGGGAATGAAGGTCTTCAACGGTATCTACAAGCGTACGCACCGCGCATTCACGCAAGAATTGCGCAAAATGTTCCGTCTCAACACGATCTACTTCTCCGAAGATGCCCCCTACTACGTCTCCGCCACCTACAAGCCCTTCCGCGCAATGGCGAAGGACTACGATGACGTTGGCCTGCTCATTTGCCCGTCCGCAGACCCCTTCTACATGTCTGATGCCCAACGCCTGAACCAAGCTCTCGCTATGCGAGAGGCTTCCATGACTTCCGCAGGCTACGATACCTACCAAGTCAACCTCTACTACCTCGAAGCCCTCAAAATTCCCAACCCAGACCGCTTCCTGCCCGACCCTACCGGCCCGTACGCAATCCAACCGGGCGTCGATCCGAAGGTCCAGATCGAGCAGATGAAGCAACAGACCAAGCAGACCGCCGACGCGAACAACTACAAGCTCCGTCTCCTCGAACTCACGCAGTCCGCCGAAAAGCTGGCTGCCGAGATCAAGAAGCTCGAAGCCGACTCTGTTCTCGCAATGGCGCAAGCTGGGGGCATCGAAGCTGGGCACCAGATCGCCCTCCTCGATGCTCAAATCGCTGCCAAGAAGAACCATCTTGACGGCGTAATGGAGGCTCTCCGCCTCTTGCACGAAGTAATCTCTAGCAAGGAATCCGATGGAACTAAGGCAAGCGGAACTGGAGGACTGGCAAGCCCATCCAGTAACCCAGCAGCTTCTGCAGGCATTGCGTCTGCGGCAGCAGGAATTGCTGGACAGATGGGCGGCGGGGTACTACCTCAGTGACAATCCCTATGTCACCCAAGGAGCCAACGCGAAAGCTGTTGGCGCAATGGAGGTCTATGACCTCCTTCTCAACAACCTAGATAAGGTATTTAGCGATGACTAACTGGAAGCCCACAGGTAACAAGATTATGGTCCTCATGGACAAAACCGAAGAGGTCTCCTCCGGAGGCATCATCCTCCATAAGACCACCACCTCCCGAGACGAAATGGCTCAGATGGAAGGCACCGTCGTAGCTATGGGGCCACTGGCCTACAACGATCAAGGCGAGACGTGGGTCCACGTAGGGGATCGAGTGAAGATTCAGAAGTTCGCTGGTTGGTTGCACGAAGACGGAGAGGACAAGTATCGCGTCCTCCACGACCTCGATGTCATCATGGTCTTGAGCAAGGAGTAAGTCATGTCGGAAGAACAAGTCATTGAACAAGAAGCTGGGGATGGCGCAGCCGAAGGCCCGGCGCAGGAAATCCTCGACGAAGCATTCGCCCAAGGCTGGGTGCCCAAGGAGCAATGGACAGGCAAGGAAGATGAGTGGACTGACGCCGAAACCTTCGTGCGCCGGGGCCGCGAAATCAACCCTATCTTGCGCAAGACCCTCAAGAAGAAGGACGCAGAGATCGATGCCCTCCGCCGCGAACTCTCCGAGATGAAGGGCACTGTCCAAGAACTCGCAGAGCATCGCACGAAGATCGAGAAGCTCGCCTACGAGCGTGCATTGAAAGACCTCAAGCAGCAGCGCAAGGACGCTATGGTTGAAGGCGACTTTGAGCGTGCAGCCGAAGTGGACGAAGCTCTCGACCAACTCCGTGACGCCAAGCCTGACGACAAGCCCAAGAAGGACGACAAGAAGGACGAGGCTCCCAAGGTTGATCCGCGCATCTCCTCTTGGATCGAGCGCAATCCGTGGTACAACGACCGTCCCGAGAACGCCGACCTTGTTGCCTACGCAAACGGCATCTCCAACCAACTGGTGCAGAACGCCCTCGCCTCCGGCCAGCAACCGGACCCGGACGTGATCCTCCCGCAAGTCGCAGCCAAGGTGAAGAAGGTCTTCCCTGACCACTTCAAGGGCGGAACTCCCGCCATGTTTGACTCTGGCGGCGAAGGAGCCGCCGAACCCGTTGCCAAGGGGGGCAAGAAGGGCTACTCATCCCTTCCTTCCGAAGCCAAGGCCCAATTCGAGCGTTTCTATCGCTCGGGCTACTACCCCAACATGAAGAAGGAAGAGGCGCAGGCCCAGTACTTCTCAGACTACCAGTAAGGTGATATCATGGCGAAACTTCCTCAAGAATCCGCAGTCCAAGTCGGTGAGCAAGTAGAAAGTGCAGGAGAAATCCCTTCCCGCGAGCAGGTCCAAGCGGCCATCCGCACGACCACAGACCGCGTAGAGGGCCGGCCTCGTCGCCGTCCCGCTTTTGGTTCCTCCAAACTTGGTGTAGACTGCACCAAGCTCCATCAGGCAGGTTACTACTGCCACTGGATCAATGATTATCCGGGGCGTGTCCAAGACGCCTTGAACTCCGGTTATGAGTTCGTTAGCCTAAGTGAAGTCCAGTCAGCCCCGTCCGTAGGCGCACCAACCGCCGACCTCGGGGACCGAGTAAGCCGCCGAGTCGGCGTCATGGAAAACGGCCAAGAACTGGTAGCGTACCTGATGAAAATCCCTCTGGATTGGAAGCAGGAAAACGATGCCTACTACCAAGAACGGGCTGATGCCATCGACCGCGCAATTCGGACGGGCACCGTCGAACATGTAGAAAACGCCTACATGCCCACAGACGGGATCAAGTACACGACTCGAACTCGCTAACGGAGATCAATCATGGCGAACCCGAACGCTCCGCATGGCTTTGCGCCTGTGCAGAACGGTGACGGTTCTCCTTACACTGGTAAGGCGAACCTCTACCACATCCCTTCCACCGATACTCTGGCGTATTTCCTCGGTGATGTTGTTGGCTCCGCTGCTACCGGTGCGGATGCGAACGGTGTCCCTGACGTGATTCGTCAAGCCAACGCCACCAACTCGGCAGCCTACAATGCTCGCGGCATCGTCGTCGGCATCATGGTCGCTCCGATTGGCACCGGCGCAGGCGCGGTGCAAGGTTCCAACGTGGACCTCAACACCCAGACCATTCCCGCAACCAAGACCCACGACTACTACGTCCTCGTAGCAGACGATCCTGGTCTGGTGATGGAGATCATGGCCGACAACTCGGGCGCCTTCTCGGCCTCGTCTGTCAACCTCAATGCACGCTTTATCCAAGGCACTCCTGTTGCCGGCGATTTGGTGTCGCGCACTGTCCTCGACTCGGCCACCGTGGCAACCACTGCGACCTTCCCCTTGAAGATCGTCGGCCTGCCGTATCGTCCGAACGTGGACTTCACTGCCAATACCCCCTTGATGGTTCGTTTCAATACGCACGAACTGTCGGTCGGTGGCACCGCTGGCGCCTAATAGGAGACCATCATGATTGGCGGCATCATCACTACTGGTTCCCATCCCAAAGCCCTCTGGCCCGGTGTCAAGGCATGGTGGGGACGCACCTACGCGGAGCACGCCGAAGAATGGCCCATGCTCTTTGACCAAGACACCTCGGAGCAGAATTACGAGGAAGACGTGCAAGTTACTGGCTTCGGGCTTGTCCCCGTCAAGCCGGAAAGCTCGGGCACTGTCTACACCTCGGAACAGCAGGGCTTCATCACCCGCTATGTCCACCTGACCTACTCCCTCGGCTACATCGTGACCAAGGAAGAGTTGGAGGACAATCTGTACGAGAAGGTCTCCAAGCGTCGTTCGGCTTCCCTCGCCTTCTCCTTCCGTCAAACGAAGGAAAACGTGGCAGCCAATATCTACAATCGCGGGTTCAATTCGTCCTTCACCGGTGGTGATGGCGTGTCGCTGCTCAATACGGCGCACCCCAATACCTCGGGCGGTACGTTCTCGAACATGCTGGCTGTAGGCGCCGACTTGTCCGAAGCCTCTCTGGAAGACCTCATCATCCAGATCATGGGCACCACCGATGATGTGGGCAACCTCATCAACATCATGCCGCAGAAGCTGTTGGTCCCTCGTCAAGAGTGGTTCAACGCCAACCGCATCATGAAGTCGGTGTTCCAGCCCGGCACTGCCAACAACGACATCAACGTCTTGAAGGCAACCAACGCCATCCCCGGTGGCATCGGCATGAACCACTACTTCACCGCTCCGCACGCTTGGTTCATCCGGACCAACTGCCCGAACGGCATGAAAATGTACCAACGTGTCGGCATCACCTTCGAGCAGGACAACGACTTCGATACGGACAACGCCAAGGCGAAGTCCCGCGAGCGTTACTCCTTCCTCTGGACTGACCCGCGTGGTCTGTTTGGCTCGAACGGGCCGTAAGGCAGACTGCGATGCCTCTCAAAAAAGGTAAATCGCAGAAGGTGGTCAGCACGAATATTCGTGAACTGCATACGGGCAAAACATACGCCCACACTGCATCCAAGTTCGGGAAGAAACGTGCTGACCGTCAAGCTGTCGCAATCGCGCTCAAGAAGGCGGGCAAGTCTCGCCGCAAGGGGTAAATCATGGCAAGCGGACAACAGAAGGTCTACCGCGACGCAGGACAACAGTCGGGCTACTCGTGTCCGCCGCTGCCCAAGGGCGTCCCTATGAATGCCAACCCGGTCACGAAGACGAATCCGGGACTCGGCGCCAAGACAATCGCTCACCCGTTCAAGGCGGGTAAGCCTTCCATCTAAGGAGCCATCATGGCAGTCGTCGCTTCGCAACCGCCCGTCAACTACCTCGCGGGCGTATCGCAGGCAGCCCCGTTCCAGCCCTTTCATCTCTCGGGCGTAGGGATTCCTGCCTTCTATCACACCTTCACCGAAGACTTCGATGACAACGATGTCTACACGACTGGGCAGCGTTACACCCTGACGACTACGCCCGGCACTGGCACTCTCGCTGGCACCAACGGCGATGGTGGCCTTGCCCTCTTCACCACCTCCGGTGCATCCGGCGATGCGGTGGGCATCCAGCAAGTCAACGGTTCGTGGACCAACACTGCTGTCAAGAAGCTGTTCTTCGTCACGAAGCTGCAGATGGCAACGGTCGCTACGTCCTCGATGATCGCTGGCCTCATCTCGACCAACGCTACGCCCTTCACCGCTGTCGCAGACGGCATCTGGTTCCGCTGGACTGGTGGCGGCGCACTCACCATCAACTCGGCCATCGGCTCGACCGTCACCTCTGCGACGATCCCTGCCGCTGCCTACACGATGGCGAACGCAACCAACATCGAACTGGCCTTCGAGGTGACTCGTCAAGGTGACATCCTGGCCTACGTCGATACGCAGTTGGTCGGCTACATCCCGCAGTCCACCCTTGGTACCTCCACCAACCCGCAGAACTCTGGTCCGGTCTCGCGTATCACGGCTCCCTCGATCACTACCGCGATCTTGAAGCCTACGCTTTTCCTCCAGACCAACTCCGCTGCAACGAAGACCATGACCGTGGACTTCATGGTCACTGCGAAGGAGCGTTGAAATGGCAAACTTTGCGATTGCGACCCAAATCCTCGTGGATGGTCCGCGCAATGTTGTCTCGAAGACGACCGGGGACGTGGCGATTGGCGCTCTACCTACCAACGTCACTGTCCTCGATCCTTCCACGCTCTCTGACATGATGCCGGGAATGCCCGGTTCGCAGCTTGCTACTCTCCTGCGAATCGACACGATCGAATACTCCATCACTGATGGGGTCATCTTGCAGTTGACGTGGGACGCGACGACAGACATTGCCATTGCGGAACTCTACGGGCGCGGCACCATCTGCGCGAAGGACTTCGGCGGGTTCCAGAACAACGCAGGCGCAGGCAACACAGGGATCATCCTCCTGTCCGCCATCGCATCCGGCGCAGCCTCCCCGACCCAAGTTTCTTTCTTCTTCACTCTTCGCTGCGTCAAGTTCCGTCCGCAGTCTGTGGGAGGCGCATGATGGCAAAACGTAAGCAAGAAGAACACACTACTCAACTCCCCGATTGGAAAGTCGGGGACCAAGTTCTCTGGAGTGGCATTCTCATGACCGTGACAGCCGTCTTCCCCGACGGAAGGATCGAAGTCATGCATCCCACTCTGCGAGTCTTGGTTGACTCTGGCTACGACCTCCAGCGAGTGTCCCCGTAATGGCATCCGACCTACAAGTCCAGTACAGCTTCATCACCCCGTCCTCCGCAGGAACGACCCAAATCGTCGCTGCGCAGCCGGGGCAACGTATCTGTGTCTTGCAGTGCTGCGTCATTACTGGTGCCGCAAACAACGTGAAGTTCGTGTCCGGAGGCGTAACCGATATCAGTGCGACTTTCCCTCTTGCGCAGAATGGGGGCTTCGTCCTACCATTCGTACAGGTCGGGTGGTTCAAAACTGCTATCGGTGAGTCTCTCGATTTCAACATGACTGCATCATCCAGCACCGCCGTCCAAGTAGTGTGGTGCCCGCATAGTTCTTAGGAGTTTCATCATGGCAACCTACACTGTTACTCGCTCGAACGTTGCGTTGAGCACTGCTTCGGATTTCATGACGATCATCCCCGCGTCCAACCACTCTCTGCAGATCATCGAGGTGAGCGTTGGTGGCATGGGCACTGCGTCGGCGGCGAACGAACTGGGCGTCTATCGCTCGACTGGCGGCACCACTGGCGGCGGCGCAATCACGCCCACCCCTGTAGGCCGTATCTCCTCGACCAACCCGCCTGCCTCGGGCACTGTCGTTGACACTACGTGGTCGGCGCAGCCCACTCTCGGCGGTGTCGTCCTCGGTCTCCCGGTGAACGCCAACGGCGGCATCTATCGCTGGGTCGCACGTCCGGGCGAGGAAATCCTCTGCGTCGCCTCCGATCAGATTTCTCTCCGCGCAATCTCCGGCTCGTCCAACGTCTCTGTGACCGTGGTCTTCACTGACGATCCGCTGTAATCTTTCCTTCCTCGCAGATGGAACTGGGGACTTCGGTCCCCTTTTTTACACTCTCATCTACGGCTAGGTCATGACTACCATCGTCCTCACCTCTGGAACTAGCTGGGCCTCCCCCGGCGACTGGAACACTACGACCAACACGATTGAAGCGTGGGGTGCTGGTGCGGGTGGTGGCGGTTCGTCTGCATCGTCCTCTGGGTCTGGTGGTGGAGGCGGCGGTGGTGAATACCGCAAGATCAACAACTTTGGCAGCGCAGGCACCTTCACCATCCAGATCGGAGCAGGCGGAGCCGGGGGCAACAGCACCACGCCGACGAACGGCACCGACGGCACCAACACCTTCTTCAATACCACTGGCACTCTCAATGCGATTGGGGGCAAGGGCGGCGGCCACGGCAACGGCAACTACGCTGGTGGGGTAGGCGGCACAGGTGGAACTGGGTCTGGGGGCAATGCAGATGGTGGCGGTGGTGGCTCCAGTAATTCAAGCGTAGCTGCAGGCGGTGGTGGTGGTGCGGGCGGTTCCTTCGGTATCGGTGGTACGGGGGGAGCAGGCTCCTCTGGCAGTGGCGGCGCTGGTGGTACAGGCGATGGTGGTGTAGGGGGCGCTGGTGGGGCTGGTGGCCTTAATGGCGGCGGCGTAGGTGGCTCTAACCAAGAAGGCGGCGGTGGGGGCGGCGGCTCCGGCGACAATCTTCCCGGCCATACTGGTGGCGCTGGTGGTCTCCCCGGAGGCGGAGGTGGCGGCGGTGACGGCAACGGCGGTGGCCCCGGTGGCGCAGGCGCAGGCGGCCAAATCCGCATCATCTACCCCCCTGTAGCCACAGGCATCGGCGGCTTCACCACTGCTGTCCCTAGCCGTGACGCCTACCCTCGCGGCAATAACCCTACCCGCGAGCACAACGCAAAGATCGACTTCACTGGCTGGCAACGTCCTCCTCTCGCAGACTCCGGTCCTCCCGAGATGGCCCTTGGTTCCACAGATGAAGTCCCGTATAATGACCGGGAACGCGCCCTACGGCGCCACTCTATGCAGGGCTGGCAGCAGTCGCCACTATCGGCTGCCTTCGTCAACGCCAGTCCTCCGGAGCCAGTGTACGAGTTGCCCCAGCGTGGGCGGCAGAAGAACTCCTTCGTCGGCTGGTTTCGCTCTCCCCTTTCGGATGACAGCCTGCCTGAGATTCGGCAGCAACCCTATTACGTTCCCGAGCGCGATAGGAATATCCTATGGGCCAAGCACAGCTTCCAAGGATTCCAAGCTGCACCTCTCGTCCCCGAATTGGACATCATCTGCCGCTGGTGGTACGACCTGCCGATGCGCACATGGGTAGACGGGCGGCATAGCTATCAGGGGCTGCAGGTTGGGCCTCTGGCGCCCGAACACGATGTGCCCCTACCCCTTACTACCCTGCCGGTAGAAACGTGGCGTAGCGGCTCCCATTCCTTCGTCGGATTGCAGGCTGGCCCCCTGCCCGAAGACGTGATGGACCCGCCCATCCAACCTTCCTACGACCTCCCAGTGCGGACGTGGGTGAACGAGGACCACGACTACCAAGGATTTCAACTCTCCCCTCAACCGGAGATTATGTCCCCGCCCCCTCCTTACTACGATGTACCAAGGGGCAGGTTCAACAACGCACAGTTTCAGTCGTTCCAGAAGGGCGTTATCCCCGATGAGCACGACGTACCCCTGCCGCAGACTGCGCTTCCCCCAGTCGGCAGGCTGACGAAAGAGCAATACGAAGGCACGCAGAAGGAAGGAATCCGTACCGAGACCCTCCAACCCGCCCGCAGCAGTATGCACTTTGACCTCCCGCCCGCAAGTAGGGCGTCTTCGTGGAGGATGCAGCAAGCCTATGTGGGAATAACTGCTGCCCCAACGCCGGGGAACGTAGTACCGCCCATCCCCCACATGTGGCTTCCTCTCATCGGGGTGGGTAATGGAGGGCCATGATGGCTAAGAAATTCATCCAGAAGGCGATCAAGAAGCCGGGGCAGTTGCACAAAGACCTTGGTGTGCCGCAGGGGAAGAAGATTCCCGCCAAGAAGTTGGCTGCAGCGGCAAAGGCCAAGGGCAAGGTGGGGCAGCGTGCAAGGCTGGCGCAGACCCTAAAGAAGATGCACTAAGGAGCTTGTCGTGGGCGCATCCTATTTCAAACTTGGCGATCATAACGCCGTCTGCTATGTGTGCGGATTCGAGCGTAAGGCATCTGAATTGCTTCTGCGCTGGGATGGTGTGTACGTGTGCAAGGAAGATTGGGAGCCGCGCCAACCGCAAGACTTCGTGCGCGGAGTTCCGGAGGAGCAAGCTCCTGACTGGACGCAGCCAGAGGTTCCGCCTGAGTGGGCTGGGGCTATCGTTCCTCCGGTCTCGAACATCGTGGTGGGCACGCCTGATATCTACGTCGATGGTGTGCTCCAAACTGTAGGCGTGAACTACACCATCTTACTTCCCGACGGGGTGATTACCTTCACCTCGCCCCCAGCGGCCAACTCCACCATTGCGTGGACTGGCGTATGGCTCGATAACGCTTCCGTCTCGAAGTCCTACACTCTCTTTCCCCTCTACATCGCTACAGGTTTCACTACGGTCTACTCCATCTACGGAGGCCAATAATGAGCACCACCTTCTCCGTCAACCGGGATCAGATCATTCTGCGGGCACTGCGCATTTGTAGTGCGTTCGACCCGACGAACCCTCCGTCCACGGATGACATGAATAATGTCGCCCTCGCCTTCAACATGATGATTAAGGAGTGGATCGTTGACATTCCCATGTGGAAGATCGAGATCGTTACCCTTCCGCTGTTGACCGGGCAGACTACTTACAACATCGGGCCGTATGCTACGGGCACTGGTGCGCTGGTGACGGACAAGATTCTGCGCATCCAGCAAGCGAGCATCCGGAACAATCAGTCCACACCCCCTAACGACACTCCCATCGATCAACTCTCTATTCAAGAATACGAGCAGTTCAGCGTGAAGGGTGCGCTAGGTGTGCCCAATTCCATGCTGTACCGCCCCTTGGATGATAGTGCTACGGTGAGCAGCTACATTCAGGTGTACCCTACCCCGAGTGATGCCGATCATGCCTTGCGCATGGTTTGCCTGACGCAGTTGGACGACGTGAATATCGGCACCGATCCGCTGGACTTCCCGCAGGAATGCTACATCGCCTTGTCGTGGAACCTCGCGGATGAAATCATGTTCGAGTACGCCGTCCCGCTGGATCGTGCGCAGGTTATCTCGATGCGCGCTCGGGACGCCAAGACCCGCATGGCTGACTGGAGCCAAGAGAACTCCGACTCTATCCGCATGATGTACGACAAGAGGAATACGTGATGCCGTACGATCCGAAACGTCTTCCCCTCATTGAGGCACTGGAGAACCGGGACGGCACTCTCACGCGGGACTCCAAGATGGTGAATGGGGTGGGAGAGCAGACTGCTTCCGGCACCCTTCACGCCATCAAGCGTCCGGGCAACCATCTGGCCTTCCAAGGCGCAGTAGGTGTGGGTCAAGGTGTCACGAACTACCTGAACTCCCTGTACTCCATTAGCGGGGATTTCCTCAATTCGTTCTCGTCCCTCGCCGGGCTGACTGCTATTCAGGCCACGGCCAGTGCATCCTTCCAGAAGCGGGTAGGTGCGTCAGGCGTAGGCTTCGCAGGCAAGTTGTGGATTTTCGGCGGCCAAGTCGATCCTCTCGTCGCTACGCCCACCTTCTCCGCCACTGTCCTCGCCGGGGCAGTGAATACCATCAGCATCGTCTCTGCGGGACTGGGCCACTACCCTGGCTACCCGACCACTATCGATCTCACCATCACAGGTGGGGGCGGAACAGGTGCCACTGCTACGGCGACCATCACCGGGCAGCAAGTCACCTCCGTCCTCATCACCAACGGCGGTACTGGCTACACCTCTCCTCCCACTGTGACTGCCTCCTCCACTGGGTGGGGGATCATGAACGACGTGTGGAACAGTGTGGATGGTATCAACTGGACGCAGATCGCTACTGCGCCGTGGGGCCAGCGCCAGTTCTCCGCAGCCGTTGTCTTCAACGGCGCGATGTACATCACTGGCGGATGCACTGGCATAGGCACGAATGCAGCCGACGTTCTCTACACGGATGTGTGGTTCTCCACGGACGGAATCTCATGGACGCAATCCGCAGCCAATGCGTGGATCGGCAGGTTCAACCACGGCATCGAAGTCTTCAACGGCAAGCTGTGGATCGCGGGGGGAAGGGGCCGGCAGAACACCACCTCCAACGCAGCAACGTACCCGCTCACCTCGTACTCCGATGTCTACAGCTCGGCGGATGGTGTGAATTGGGTGCAGACGACTCCCAGCGCACCGTGGACTGCGCGAAGCAACTTCGGCTTCTTCACGGTCAACAATCTGCTGTGGGTCGTCGGTGGGCAGTACACGGATGCCTTCATCGGAGCTACTGCGGATTCGTGGAGCAGCCCCGACGGCATTGTGTGGACGCGCGTATCATCCAATCCGTTCGCAGTAGCCGCCAGCGGCGCATTCCCTCTTGCAGCTTTCACCTCGCGTGGGTCTATCTACCCGCTTCCTCCCCCCATTACCGTTGACAACACCGGCACTGGTGGCACTGGCGCAGTAGCCTTCGCATTCACGGACTTCGATGATGATGGCGACGACGACGATTGGCAAGGTGGTGGGACGCTGGCTGTCTCGTTTAGTGCGGCGGGTAGCGGCTACAATCTCGCCCCTGCGCTATCTTTTGGAACCAGTGTCGATAACGCTGGCGTGTATGCTTTCTTGAGCGGCGCATCCAACAGCGGCGGCAAGGTCATCCATACCGGGCGCATCGGCACCACCGCATACCTCCTTGAATTCTACAACTCCACCTCTGGCTTCACCCACAAGGTCTGGTCTACTTCCAACGGCACCACCTACACGGACCTTGGAGTAAACTTCGCCGCAGGTTGGCCTGTGCGTGATGGTACGTGGATCACCTACGGCAACATGTGGTTCATCGGCGGGCTGAATGGCTCGACCTACTACAACGATGTGTGGTTCATCACCTTGGGCGGAACCTCCACGGTTCTCGGCCCGGACGTGGCTGCTGGCTTCTATCATTTCTCCCAAACGGCGACATCCATCGCTACGCCTCTCCTCGTCTTCAAGTCCGTTGATGATCTCTACTCCTACAATGCTGCCCTCAACAACCTAACGAAGCTGTCGAACGTAGCCAACTACCCACAGAAGACTGTTCCGGGGATTGCCTACCTCGATGGATACTTCTTCGTGATGGACCCGCAAGGACGGATTTGGAACTCCGCGATCAACGATCCTGCTGTGTGGACTGCCCTCGGCGTGATCGCCATGCAGAACGAGCCTAACGGAGGCGTCGCCATCGCCAAGCTGGCGAACTACATCGTGGGCTTCGGCGTATGGACGATTGAATTCTTCTACGATGCAGCGGTGCCTGCTCCAGCCTCGCCTCTCCTGCCGAACCAGACTCTCCCTATCCAAGTCGGATGTGCAGCAGGCGAGAGCGTAATCGAGATGGAAGCCTCCATCGTGTGGGTGGGCCAGACTCGCCGGGAAGGCAAGGGGGTGTATATCTTCAATGGCTACAACCCTGTACGCATCTCCACTCCGTTCGTGGACCGTATCCTCCAGCTAGATGACCTGAACTTCGTCCGCGCATACTCGCTCGATATGTTCGGCCATCCGCACTATGTTCTCTACCTTGCTGCCAGCAATCTGTGTCTGGTGTATGACTTTTCCACTTCTACGTGGAGCACGTTCACCGGTAGTACGGCTCAAGGGACGAAGAGTGTAAGCAGCTTGGTGTGCGATCCGTACGGGACGGTGACGGCGATCAGCACTGCCCACGGCTTTAGCGATGGCGATCCGATTGTGATGGCTGGCGCATCCACCATCGGCTACAACGGTCTCGTCAACATCAACGTGGTGGACGCCAACACTTTCACCTACTTCGTCGGATCGGCCTTGGCCCCCAATGCTGGCACTGCCACGGCACAAGGGTATAATTCTGGACCATTCAATCCTGTTGCGTCGGCGGAAGTCTTCGGGATCGACTACGTGCAAGACCCGTCCTCAGGTTCCATCTATGCGCAGACGATCAACGACTATGACGACCACGGCAATCCGGTGGACTTCCAGATCGTCACCAACCGCTGGGATGGTGGCAACTCCTTGTGGAAGTTCGTGGAGCGTACGAGCCTCGTCTGCGACATGGTAAATAGCTACGCCCTCGTAGCACATAGTGATGATGACTTCCAGACCTTTGGCGCATACCGGTTCCTCAACCTGTCCACGTCGCAGCGTCCTACAGTCCCTGTTGGCGGGCGCACCCGGCGTCGGGCCTTCCGGATTCGCCACACTGCCTCCACGCCATTCCGTGCAGAGGCGCTTGAACTCGAATTCTTCTTCGGGAGTGCATGATGAATGATCTAGGCGGACTCCTCTCCTCGATCTTCACCGGCGCAATTGGGCTTAACCAGTTGGTCGGTGGAGGTGGCGGGAGTGTAAGCGGCAGTGCTGCGGCAGGTGCCTCGGCGGCTGACCCGTTTGCCTCGCAGCGGGCGCAGTATCAGCAGACTCTCAGCGGGTTGCCGGGACAGTTGCAAGGGCAGATCGGATCGGCGCAGAACGCTGTGAATCCCATCATCTCGCAGCTTACCGGCCTCGGCGGCAATGCCACCATGCAGCAGTTGCAGGGCTTGTTCCAGCAGCCGCAGCAGATGCTTGGCGGGCTGGCAAACTCCGTCGTGCCGGGCATGGACCTCCAACAGAAGATCGATGCGCTGGCGGGCAACTACATGGACAACCCTGCCATCAAGGCGCAGTACGAGCTTGGCCTTGGCAGCGTGAATCGTGGGTTGGCTGCGCAGGGCTTGATGGGGTCCGGGCAACAGATGGCGGAGCTTGAGCGCTACGGCCAACAGTTCGCCTCCCAAGCGTATCAGCAACAGTTCCAGAACCTCCTCTCTGGGAACCAACAGCAGGCAGCCCTCGCTGGGCAACAGTTCTCCCAGCAAGCCATCGCCCAGCAGTTGATGAACCAGATGCAGCAACAACGGTTCGGGCAAGGACTCTCCTTGCAGCAGATGCTAAGTCAGTCCCTCGGACAGGCAGGGCAACTGCAGCTTGGAGCCAGCGGCCAACAGCTTGGCGCAACCGGGAACCTTCTGCAGCAGATGCTGACGGCGAGTGGGGCCACCACTGGCTCTCCGGCCACGGCAGGGGGCATCCTCTCCGGCCAGTTCGCCAACTCGCAGCAGGCCGCAGCGAACCTTGGGCAGGGCACTGTAGGCGCTCTCTCCCGGCTCTTGGGCGGTGGGCAGCAAGGAGGCAGCGGCCTTCCCACCGATTCGATCCGCAAGCTGATTGACCTCTTCAACGGTGGAGGTTCCTTTGCCCCTGCGCTGGCATCCGGGCTAGGCGATCTCTTCGGCGGTGCGGGCATCTTCGGCGGCAGCTTCGCAGGAGGCGCAGGCTTCGGCATCGGAGACACCCTCGGCTCGATGTTCGGTACGGGCAGCTACCTACCGGGGATTGGTGGATCGCTAGGAACAGGCTTCGATCTGGGAGGTTCCCTGTTGGGTTTTTCTGAAGGTGCTGGCGCATCCGCAGGCGCTGGTACCGCAGGAGCAGGAGCGGCTGGGTCGGCTGGCGCAGGGATGGCGGCACTAACCGCCGCACCTTTCGCTATCGCTATTGGAGGTATGCTTGGAGGGCTGCTAGGGTATTCCGACAACGGAACCCCGCAGACCAACATCACAGAGGAATGGGCAAGCGCATTGTCGTCCAACCCGCAACTCCTCCAACAGTACGGAAGCATGGAAAACTTCTTGCGCCAGAATGGAATCTATCCTGGCCCGCAAGGATATTCGTGGGATCAGTTCTCGCAAGTGAATCAACTCCTTGGCAAGCAAGCACCGATGGGTGTGGGCTGGTGGCTAGGAAGCGATCTAATGGATAACGGCGGAGGCTAATGATGGCTACGCAATCTCTCTTCGACATCATCAACGCTGCGAATCCGGACAACCCGGACGTAGTGTTGAAGCGTCGTCAGGCGGAAGAGTTGCAGGTTCGTACGCAGACTGCGCAAGCGGCCTTGCAGAATCAGGCTGCCTTCCAACAGGCGATGCAGAAGGTCTTCCCTACGGGTCCGTCGAACGAAGTGTTCGATGAAGCTGCAGATGGCAACCCGCGCTCGCAACAACAGTTGGAGATGCTGACAGCCCTTTATGCGCAGTACAGTCCGTCGCATCTCCCGGCCATCATCAATGCGCAGGAGCTTGCGCAGAAGCGTCGTGCTGACGTGAAGATGGAGAATCAGAAGCGGATCGGTGCGATCTTCGCCGGGGTGAAGGACGCTGCCAGCTATGAGGCGGCCATGCCTGACATCATGGAGAACGGCGGGTTGAAGCGATTCGGCCTGACCGGGAACTATGCAGTGGATTCTGCTCGGGTAGAGCTTCTCGGGAATGCGGGGATGACTGCTGCGCAGCAGTCCCAACGAGAGCTTGCAGCTATCCGTGAGGCAGATCGTGTGCGTCAGCAAGGCATCCGCAACGAGCAACGCGACAACGCAGAAGCCTACCGCGAGCAAATCCACCGTGATCTGCAGAAGCAACGGGCGGACGTAGCTGCGCGTATGGCTGCCGCAGAAGAACGTCGTCGTGAGGCGCAAGAGGACAAAGACAACCGCGCCCTCGCCGCCATCCGCAACCGTGTGGCCTACGTGAATAAGGACAACATCGACACGGCGAAACTCTTCCTCAAGAAGGACGAACGTTCTCGCGGAATGCCCGACAACATGCTCAACCTGATGGCGCGGGATGTTGCGCAGATGGCGAAGAACTCGATGGCGAAGTCGATCACGGAAGTCGGGCAGCTCCCGGACGAGGAGCAATACTCCACTCTGCTCGATGACGCGATGAAGAAGCTCTCCGCGCAAGGCAAGTTCGTGCGGGAGTACAACACATTCTTCGACATGCCTATTGGGAGTGGGACGCCTAAGTACAAGGCTGGCCGTGGCGTGCAGCAGGAAGAGTACGTCCCGCCCGAGCGCAAGCAGAAGCCCGAAGCTGGCGGCACTTCCCTCACCCCAGAACAGGCATCGAAGGTGGATGCGTGGATGGCTCGCCCGAAGAACAAGGGCATTCCGCGTGAGGAAATCATCAAGCAAGCTATGGCTGCGGGGTTGCTATGACTGGACGTGTAGTTGACTTTGGACTCGATGACGATCTGCCCCAGACCCCTGCAGAGGCAGAGGCCAAGTACGATCTGCCTCCCGGCATCCTCGCTGGATTGAAGGCTGCAGAGCGTAGTGGGCCTAACGACGTGAGTCCCAAAGGTGCGCGAGGTGTGATGCAATTCATGCCCGCCACATGGCAGAAGTACGGCATGGGCCGTGACATCCGTGATCCCGCAGCGAACTATGATGCTGCCGGGCGGATGATGGTTGACCTTGGAAAGGAGTACGACGGTGATTGGACTGCTGCGCAAGCTCATTACAATGGCGGGTATTCCGCTGGCCGGGCAGTGGCTGCTGGAAAAGCTCCCCCTGCTCAAGAAACTCGGGACTATCTACCAAGGGCTGCTGCCCTTCGGCAAGTGGACTTTGGAGAAGATGCAACTGCTCAAGCTGCGGCTGCAGAACCTGCTCGAAAAGCTGACCTCACGGTAGGCGAGATTGCGCAGGGCCAAGCGGTGAAGCAATCGACTGCGGCTACGGCTGCGGTCAAGGCAGTGGCGGAGGGGATCGTTCCTGCGGCTGCTGGCTTCGCCGCGTTCGGTGCAGGGGCGTCTGCCGGTGCGCTGGCAGGGCTGCCTGTAGCTGCGCTGACTGGTCCGTTCGCTCCGATGACTGAGGCTGTCTTCACCATCGGCGGCGGACTGGCGGCGTCCCTCGGCGCATCCTACGCAGTGTCGAAGATGCAAGATTGGGCGCTGGCGCACGCGCCTCCGGCCCTTCTTGCGCAGTTCGGCATGGACAAGGAGACCAGAGACCGGGAACAACAACAGCATCCCTATGCCTCTATGGCCGGGAGTGTGGCTGCCAGCCTTCCCTTCGCCCGTCCGGGTGTGGTGTCCATGAAGCAGATGGGCACGATGATGGGCCTCAGTGCTGCGCTGGAGGCCGGGAAGGAGTTCACTACGGGGGAGCCGCTCGACCCCATCAAGCTGTCGATTGCTGCGGCAGGCGGAGCCGTCACGGCCAAGACTACTGCACTGGGCGAGAAGCTGTCGGGCATTGGCGCACGCACCGCACCTAAAGTCTCCGCACCAGACATCGCTGCGGAAGCCACCGCTAAGGCCACGGCAGAGGCAGCCGCTCCTGTTGTCCCCTCTGTCCCTGCGGGCAAGCCCCGGATCACTCCGAAGGCCCAGCCCGAGATGACGTACCCGAAGCCGCCCGTTGACATCCCTCCCGCAGTGGAGAACCCGAAGGGGAATGCTCTCCTCGGGGACTTGTATCAACCGTTGGAGAACCTGGCCCCTCGTCGTGAGTACGTCGGTCAGGTGCAGGAGGCTCTCGGCCCCGGCTGGGCGCACGATGCCATCCGCTATTGGGACAACATCGCCCGCAAGTTCGGCGCAAAGGGTCCGATGCCTACTGGCGTTCCGATGCAAGGCGCAGTCGATTGGCTCTCCGACAAGCTCTACACCTTGAACCAGATGCGCCAAGGGGACCGGCTGCAGATTCGCAAGTACATGGAAGCCATGCCTGCGCAGGACGCACAGATTGCGCGTAGCGAGGCGATGTACCACTCCATGTCGGATGAGGCAATGGCGGGCCAGCCTCGCCCCGCAGAACTCCAACGTGTGTACGACACGCAGATCAAACCGCTGGACGATCAGATCGCAACCCTCTACGCACAGGTGAAGAAGGTTGATCCGGATGCCGTGGCGGACATGAACCCGCACAATCCTCGCGTGTTGAAGGATACGTGGCTGACTCGGGTTGCTCGGTATGGGGAGGATGTCTTCGGCTCGCAAGGCTTCGGGCGCAGGGCAGGCTCTCTCAATGAGCGCACGATGCTGGCGATGGAGTATGAGGATGGCACCCGCCGGGTCGTTCATCGCAACGGCTACGGCTTCGATGGCTACGACCTCCAACAGAAGCGCATCCCGAATGTCGCCACTTCGCAGAAGCGTATCAACGTGGGGGATACCTTCATCGATGACATGGGCCTGCCAGTGAAACTCAAGCAGGCGACGACTGCAGAGATCGAAGCGCAGACCGGGCTGCAGTACCTGAAAGACCCTCTCGCCAACCGTCTCACGACTGTTGCAGAGTTGCGCTCGTACCTGCGCGAGCATGAGTTCCTCACCTCCACGATGGAAGGAATGAAGAAGGCCGGCGCAGCCATCAGCACGAAGGGCATTCCTACTGCCCCCACTGGATTCGTGCGCATTGAGAATCATCCCACTCTCGACAAGTACTACATCAACGAGCGGTTTGCCGAAGCGTTCAAGGACGGCCTCTCCCGAGATCGTCTCTCCGCCGTTGAGCGCATCAACAACATGGCTGTAGGCTCGATGTTCTGGAACCCAGAGCCTCACCTCTTTAACGCCCTCGACCACTATGTGAACTCCATCGGCTTCGATTGGCTCAAGCCGTGGCAATATCCGTCCATCGTGAAGGACATGTACACCTCGTACAAGGACGTTTCCACTCTCTCCCCGGACTACATCAAGTATGTGAACTCCGGGATGGGCCTGCAGTATGCGCGGGTAGCTGGGGAGGATATCACCCAGACCATCATGAAGGGCATCGGCAAGAAGTCGTGGGACGAGATTGCTGTCGCATGGGGGATGCATCCGGAGAAGCTCATCGGCGCACTCTACAACCAGAGCAAGAAAGTACTCTGGGGCGGGAGTGATGTGATGATGCTCGCAGCCTACCGTCATGCGGCGAGTGCCAAGAGCATGGACATCATGAACGATGCGGTAAGGAACTTCGTGGAGGCGCACAACCCGAACTATCGCATCCCTACGCGCATCGGCTTCGACACGATGATGCAGATTCCGGGGATGCCCGAAGCTGTAGCGAAGGCATTGAGCCGTGGGTTCTCTCTCGGGATGCAGACTCGCCTCTTCAACATGTTCGGGCGATATCACTTCGGCCAGATGAAAGCTCTCGGGCAGTCTATGCATGACCTCATTGTGCAAACTCCGCGGTCTGCGCAAACCCGAGTGGATGCAGCAGAGCACCTTGCCTTCATCGCATTCAACCTCGGGGTGGTCTACCCCTTCCTGTGGGACAACATGGCGAAGGCTCTCTCCGGGAACCCTGATGCCTACATGCGCAGGAGTGGCGCAGCTACGATCCCTTACACCATTCAGCATCTTCTCCTCGGGGATCAGAACGTGACGAAGCTCATCTCGGAAGCGTACAACCTCCCGCCGATCACCAAGGCTCTCTTCGAGGTTCCGGCCAACCGCAACATGTTTACGGGCGAACATATCTGGGAGCCGGGCGACGAGTTCGTGGGCCAGTTCGAGGACACACGGAACTACGTCACTGGCCTTCTCGTCTCTCCTGTCCGTACGATGCAAGAGCATGGCAAGGGCGAGAAGGAAGGTATGACTACCCGAGAATTTGTCTCGAAGCAGTTCGGCGTGAAGCTCAAGCCTGACACCCTTTCCGACGAGCAACTGGAGTTCGCCGCCAAGGCTGCGCAGAAACGTCGTATCAAGATGGAGAGGGAATAATGCCTACCGTCCTGCCTCCGCCCACAGGCGATGCGAAGAATCCGCCGAACGAACCTTCCCTCTGGGGCAAACTCTTTACGTGGCTCTACCTGCTATGGCAGTGGGTCACGCAGACAATCCCCGGACGGTTGACCTTCGGCGGGGATGCTGGAAGCTACAGTGCTGCGATCTTTGCCACCGTAGGACAGAGCGACATCGGCGGGCTTGATGTTATTGGCGCTCCCATCTACGTCTTTGCCGGGCCTACGCAGACTTCGCAGTCCATTGCAGATGCTACCCCTACTGTCCTCACCAACTGGGCAGGCACCTCCTCTGGCGGGGGATGGAATGCTACCTCTGGAGTCTTCACCGTTCCTCTGGCTGGTGTCTACTTCATGGCCGGGTCTTGCAGCTTTACCGGAAAGGTGTGGAACGCTACTGCAATGTCTTCAATCGTCTTCGTCAACAGTACGAACGTGAATGACGCTTTCACCCGCTGCAATAACGCAACAGCCAATACCGGGATGCAGACGATGACTGTCACTCACGTTGCGTACTTGAAGGCAGGAGATACAGTTTCGTTCGGGGTCTTCCAGAACAGCGGCGTAGCTTCTACCACAGAAGGCGCGCATACCTTCTTCAACATCGTTAGGATCGGGCCATGAAGAAGAAACCGTACCTCCTCAAGGACACGAATAAGGTCGAGGTATTCATCCCGCCGCATCGTCCTCGCGTCACCACCAACCTCTTCCGCCGAACCAAGCAGAAGCTGATGGCCGTGGCTTCCATCCTCCAGTGGAATGTCTTCCGCGACAAGGGGAGATGCTGGATATGTGGGAAGACGGAGGCGGAGCTAGGTCAACCCTTGGAAGCCCATCACTTCGGCGTAGAGCGCGCATTCATCGACTCGCCTCTGCGCTGGGAGCGCATCAGGCAGGACTTCCCCGCCTTCGACTGGGCTAACTTCGATCCGATGAAGCCCGAGAACTTCGTGGACGACATGCTGACGCATGGAATTCTCCTGTGCAAGGAACACCATACTGGAGAGGGGACTGGTATCCACTCCCTCCCGTACCCCCTGTGGGTCATGCAGCGTTACCTCCCCGAAGGTACTCGCTTCTCCCCCACGGAGGTAATCGACCACAGTGATACCTGATATAATCTCGGCAACTCAAGGAGTTGGCTATGGGACCACTCGCTCTCCCTATTATCTCGCTGGTGGGATCAGTCCTCGATAAGATCATCCCCGACCCAAATGCTGCAGCGCAAGCAAAGCTCGCTCTCATGCAGTTGGCGCAGAATGGGGAGCTTGCGCGCATTACGGCGGCGTCGGAAGTCATCAAAGCGGAAGCCTCTAGCCAGTTCAAGCTGACTTCGCAATGGCGTCCGATCCTGATGCTGACCTTCACGTTCATCGTGGCGAACAACTACATCATTGCCCCCTATATGCAAGCGATGTTTGGTTGGTACGTGAGTCTGGAACTCCCGCCGCAAATGTGGGACTTGCTAAAGATCGGCGTAGGCGGCTACATCATGGGCCGTTCTGCTGAGAAGACCGTGCGCACATACGTGGATCGTAGGTACGGGCCTCCGCCCACTTCTGCCTCGGCTGCCTCTAACCCCGCTGCCTTCAACACTAACGGAGCTTGAAATGGCATTCACTATCGTTCAATACAAGAAGTTCGTGCAAGTGGCAGTCGCTACTGCGCAGACTACTCAATACACTGTCCCCGCTTCGCGTCAGGATGCAATTAAGGCATTTGACGTAGCCAACACTACGGGTAGCTCGATCAACTTCACGATGAACTTGGTCCCTAGTGGCGGTACTGCAGGTACTGGGAATCAAATTCTCTCCTCTGTAGCCATCCCGGCGAACCAGACCCTTCATTGGACTGGCACACAAGTGATGGAGGCCGGAGACTTCATCTCTACCGCCGCAAGCGCCACTGGTCTCACCCTTACCTGCAGCGGATTGGAGTCGCAATAATGACTGGCTTCGTTACCGGGAGTGTGTCACTGCTGGGGGCGAACCTCATCGCGCCTCCCGGCACACGCATGACCTTTCATCAGGCATCCCCGCCTATTGGCTGGGTCACGGACGCCACCCTCACAGACCATGCGATGAGGGTGGTGACTGGGACAGGAGGCGCCACTGCAGGCACGACCAACCATTCTGTCCTGTTGAATGGAGGGACGTTCAACCTATCGGTAGTGACTCTCACCACTACGCAGATGCCTGCGCATAATCACGGCATGTCGTCGGACCATGCGCACGGCTTGCCTGTGACTTCCCTAACCAGTGGGGCAGCATCCAACGCCCTCAACTCCACGAACTCCTCTGCTGTCTTTGCAACAAATACTGCCGCTTCCTCCACAGGTGTGTCGTTGCAGAACACTGGCTCCGGCACGTCCTTCACTCCTAACATCACTGCCCCGGTTCTCAAGTACGCGGCTTTCATCGTGGCGCAGAAATCATGATCCAAGGTACTGGTATCTTCATCCCACCGAGTTCGTTCCTGCCGGGAGAGCTTATCGCCCCGAAGGGTACGCGCATCCCGTTCAATCAGGCGGCTGCCCCACTAGGTTGGACCACCGATACGGCCTCCACGCTCACCGATTGCACTAGCACGTTGAGGGCAGCATCTGGTGGCACTACTGGTGGCAGCGCAGTATGGAGTGGCTGGCAGTTCGGCGGAACCCGCAATGCGAATGCGGTCACGCTCTCCGTGGCGAACATGCCCTCGCACACCCACACGGTGAATGACCCAACCCATGCGCACGGCCCTAGCGATGGCGCCAACTTCCTGTTGAAAGGCAACGGCAACCAGTGGCAAGACGGTATTAACACTGTTGCATACTCTGGACAGCAATCAGGCAGCAGCACCGTTAATGCAGCAGGCGCAAACGTAGGCGTAGGCAACGCAGGCTCCGGTTCCAGCTTCACGCCCACCATCCCCGCCCCATCGGTCAAGTACACAGACCTAATCATCTGCGTGAGGCAATCATGAGCAGCGGACTGATGCCCTATGGGTTCTTCGTCGTGGGCCAGTTGATTGCGCCCGCAGGCACGCGGACGATCTTCCATCAAGCTGCGCCTCCTCCGGGATGGGCGCAAGAGGTGGGCGCAGCCTATAGCGATACGGACCTTCGCGTGAACCATTCCAGCCCCTCCACCGGAGGTTCCGCAAACTGGAGTGGGTGGAACAATGGCGGCGTGTTTAACTGCAACGCCATCACACTCTCCGTCGCCAATCTTCCAGTTCACTCTCACGGCGTGAACGATCCCACCCACTCGCACGGCTTTCCTGGCCCTGTGAACTTCCTGACCAACGTGGATAATACCCACGCAGCTTTCACGCGTGACGTTGCCACCAACCAAGTCGGCTCCACTAGCACCAACAGCGCCGGCCTCTCCTCCAACAACTCCGGCTCGGGAGGTTCCTTCACTCCCACCTTCACAACTCCTGTCCTCAAGTACACTGACCACGTTATCGGAGTCAAGTCATGAGTGAACCGCTTTGCCCTCTCTTGAAGAAGCCTTGTATTACGCATGGCTGCAAGTTTTATACGCACGTCACTGGTGTCCATCCGCAGACCGGCCAATCCATCGATCATTGGGATTGCGCAATCTCTTGGCTGCCAGTGATGCTTACGGAGAATGCGCGCATGACCCGCAACGTCAGCGCCTCAGTGGACTCCATGCGTAACGAGGTCGTCCAGCGGCAGGACGAATTGAACTCTGCCGTAGCCCTTGGAGTCAACCGTGAAAAAGCTCCTTCTGTTACTTATGTCCCCGACCCTCCTTCTATTGGGATGCGCGACGATTGATCCAGCGGACACCTACCGAGCTACATTGCCCTCTACTGTCCTCATCGTGACGGACCACAGCCTCGGGTCCGGGGTCATCATCAACGAACACTGCGTGGCTACGGCCAAGCATATGGTGGAGAAAGACATCCCCCAACACGTTGTTGAGACGAACCACAAGGAGTATCTCGTCACCAAGTATTACGAGGAGGAGTTCTCGGACTTCGCAGTGATGTGCGTGGAAGGGGCATTCGACGGAAAGCCAGTGCGGGTGCGAGCTACGATGCCGGAGATTTACTCTCCTGTCTTCACTATCGGCAATCCCTTGGGCATCCTCTCCGTGCAGACGGAAGGCCGGTATCAGGGGGATGACATCATCACTGCGCCCATTGCCTTTGGCAACTCTGGCGGCGGGGTGTTCGACGCAGGCGGAAACCTCATTGGGATCGTGAGTGGAACTCGCCTCCATCGGATCGAAGACTATGTCTTCCTCTTCCCGCATCTTGGCGTCATCGTCACCATCCGCGATATCGTTCCCTTCCTGAACGAGAACCACATTCTTTTCTCCCCGGCTCAACAATAAGAGGCTGCCATGAGTGAAGAGAAGCTAGAGGCGTTGGAACAACGACTTGTCCACCTCGAAGAAAAAATGGACATCATAATGGAGCAGGTCCAGTTGGGCCGTCACCTCTTGCTCTTTGCCAAGGCTATTGGCTGGACAGTAGGCGTTCTCGCAGGCGCGATGGAAGCCTACTCTTACTGGAAGGGAAAATGAAAGCGGACTGGGTTCTAGATATCTACTTCTGCCGCTGCATACCCATCCTCTTGGAGATAGAGGGTGGGTATGTGAACGATCCGCGTGATCCGGGCGGAGAGACCAAGTGGGGCATCACCAAGCGGTCATACCCAAACCTTGACATTAAAGCCCTTACTGCTCATGAAGCGGCACAAATCTACTACGACGACTTCTGGGCAAAGGCTGGTTGCGCCGATCTGGACTTTCCACTCGCCGGATTCGTGTTCATCGACGCGGTTAACATGGGTGTGGTACCGGCAGTTAAACTCCTCCAGCAAGTACTCCACGTCACCGTAGATGGCGTCGTTGGCCCGCAAACAATTCAGGCAGGCAAACTCTTCCCCCTTGACGCCCACTACAAGTATCTTCAAGTACTGCTCGATCATTATCGCACCCTGAAAGGTTGGCCCACGTACGGGAAGGGATGGACTAACCGACTTTTACGCCAAGCGTGCTTGTGACGACGAGGCCGACCCGGTTGCCGAAGGGGGCATTGGCGAGGATGCCCGCCTTCAACAGCCCCTTGATGACATCATCGAACTCTGTTGCCTTCGGGAAGTAGTTGTGGACGTGCTGGTAGGCTTCGCGGGTGGAACAGCCGGGGCGCATACGCACGAACTCCACGATCCGATCCGCCTGATTCGCATCCCGAGTTTTGCCCATGAAATCGAACAGCATGGGCATATCTTTCTCTAGCGTCCCAGCAAGCTCCACCGCCCTCTTCATGTCCGCCGTGGTGATAATCATGTCACTGCTCCGACTCGCGGACAGCACCATCGCCAGCTTCACCACATGCGCCTGCTTCCGCGCAAGGTAGCCATCCGCCCGGCTATCCCCCATCCGATCCCGCGCATTGTGATGAAGGTCTTCATACCATTCCTTTCCCCATTTATACGCCTGTTCCGTTGCCTGCATCTGCCCACCCATCTCTGAGATATCTTGGAGGTCCGCAATGAGTGCAGATCGCAACTGGCGTTCTTCCTCTCCCTCCTGCACCAGTCCCGGCCACGCCACTAGCTGCCGCTTCTCGCTCGCGTAGACCATTAGCATCCGGCTCATGAGGCCACTCCCGATAGAGTACGCAGAGAAGTTCGAGCTAATCCATTCGGGCGTAGTGCAAGCGACGAGGTTGAGGCAAGGGTTCTCCACGCTAATCACCCCATCCTTCATCGTCTCCTTCTCGAAGCTGGAGCAGTCATACAGTTGGGTGAGGGCGTCCAGCATGTCCCGGTCATTGTTGTGGATGAGGGTGCCAAGCTCCGAGGAGAACAGCGTCATCGCACTCTGGCTCACACTCTCCCCACCTACCACCTTCCCGTTATCGTCTCGCGTAGGAAGGATGATGTCTGTCTGCACCTTCTGGAACCGCGCCACCAACGCTTGCCATGTGAGTACGCTCGGGCAAAACTTCACCCCCTCCACTTTCTTGAGCAGTTCCATCGCATAGCCCGAGGTCGTAGACTTCGCCACGATCCCCGGCGGAGCCACCAGTACGATGAAGAAATTCGGATACCACCTGAACTTCCCCATATCGAAGAACACCTTCCGCTGCAGTGCCCCAGCCACTGCACTTACCCCTACCCAGAACAGCATGTTCTCTGGCGCTTCCCCGTTCATGCAGTACTCACGGAAGCCCTCCAGCCAATCATCGTGATGCCTCATTTGCAATCACCCCAACTTACGTGACTTGTTTTTAGCCCCACCGGAATTACCAGTGGGTCCGGGTATGGGACTACGATTGTCGTCTCCCGCTTAACGGCCTCCAGCATCTCTGCTTCCTTCTCAATCTCGTACGACCCGACGAGAGAATCATGCACCTGTAGATGAATCCACACGTCTGGAAGGTTACGATCAATGTTCCTCCATCCGTTGTTAATGACAAGCGCGACAGTGGATTGAGGTATCCATGCCACGGCTTCGTTAATGATGTTGCCCTCCAGCCTGTCGAAAAACTTACATTGGTAGCCGAAGGCGTTCCGGACAGTACTAGTGGCAAGAAACTTGGCAACGAAGTTCTCCTGCCATGTCTTGATCTCAGGGCAGACGCCGAAGTACCAACTCTGGAGGCGGTCAGCTTCATGCACCAGAAGGCCACATTGACCTGCCATCGTTGCGGGTTGACCAAGGTAATTCGTTCCGTGGCAGAACCTCTTGAAGGTGGGGTAACTCGGGTGGTGCTTCGTGATAGACGGGTCATGGTAGTACTCGCGGGCAAGTTCAACGTAGGGCTTCCTGCCTGCGGAGAAGCAGTCCTTCATCCATCGGCAGTTGGATTCCCACGTAACGATGCGTAGGTCGGCTGAGTCAAGGTCGAGGTCAAAAAACCCCCTGCCGGGAGGGGGTACGATCATCTTGCGCAGGTTGGGGATCATAGGAAGAGTTGGGCGAAGGGATTGCCTGCGTGGGGACGGAGTTGGTCGAGAAGGTTCTCAGGCGCGTCAGGCGCGCCTGCAGCAGCCCAAACGTTCAGGGGCCACCCTCCCCTAGGGGGAGACACCCGCGACGCAATGTGGACCCTTCCTGAGTCCCGTAGCGCCTGTAGGATGCCACGAAGAACGTCGATGGAATAGCCTGTGGCCTCCATAAGTTCCTTAGTCGTCATTTTCTTCCGCGCCAGCAGCCCCAGCACGATGCTATTGCCCTCGCCCGGCGATAGCTTGGGCCTACCAAGGCCCATAGCCCAAGCCTTCGAGCAGATCGAACGGTAGCTGCGCTTGGGGAAGAGGACGAGGAGGTCGGCAATGGGCATCCTGCGGCGGTCTTCGTCCCCCCAGATTTCCCGCAGGCGGGTTAGCTCATCTGGTGTCCACAGTCTGGTCATCATGCCCCCTTGCCATGCTTGTAGGGGCGGGACTGGTTGTAGGCCATCTTGGCGTGGATGGCATCTTCGAGGCGCAGGCCGAAGGCTTCGGCGTAGTCGAATGCGCGGATGATGCAGTCGGCCAGTTCGATCTCCTCGGAGGAGAAGGTGGGGCAGTGCTGGTCCTGCGTGGGCTTGCGCACACCCTCGGTCATCTCCCCCAGTTCCGAATGCATGAGGTCGATCTTCGACAGCTTCACGTCGAGGACGTACTTGTCGGAGAGAGTTTCCGTCGGGTCCGCTTGCTTGAGGATTGCATAGGTCTTGTTGAAGTCTTCCCAGAATCCGTGGGAAGAGGAATTTGCGTAGGCTGCGATTGAAAGTTCAGTGATGGTGCTCATTTTTATTCATCTCCGGAGGTGATGTTCTGCAGGTTCATTCCGCTACCAAAGGCGTCCGTCGAGGACGAGAGGCGAAATGTAGTAGTTCCCGCTGGGTTGAAGGAAGAATGCATCTTCCCATCGTAGCCCACTGCTGGTTTAAGAGCATTCGCCAGAAGAGTCGAGCATGAACGTATCTCTTGTATCGCCATGCAGATAGGGCGGACAATTGGCTCTTTCTTTGCGATCTTTGCGAGGGCTTCATCGTTGCAAGTAACTGCCTTTGTCTTGCCTCGCGTAAACTGCCGGGGCAGCCCCATCTCCTCGTAGAAAAAGCGTTGCATCTGCGGGGTGCTACGCACGTTAAGTGGATGTCCAACCATGTAGTCAACCTGCGCCTGACGGTTCCGGGCATGAGAGGATAGCTCCGACTTGGTTTGTTGATAGAAGGTATCGCTTATGTCCACGCCACGAATCATCATGCGCAGACATGGCCCCCACATGCTCATCTGGAATTCGTACGGGCCGGTTAGTCCCATACGCTCAACCACCCGCTGGAGAGCGTGGTGACACTCCAGTGTTCGCACACAATCCTCACAGTTGTATCGCCAGTAACGATCTTCATCATTGTCCCCGCGCCAATCCTTACCATCGTCCTTCCAGTAGACGTAGTGGTTGCAGTAGAGCGATGCAATGTAGTCCAAGGACTTTGGTAAACGTGGGAAACATACATGTTGGGCGAGCATGGTGTCATGCTTTAGGTTGGGGATGAAGTGCCAGTGCCGGAAGAAATACTGTGCATCATATATAAAGTTCTGGCCGACGACTTCGACCCTATCATGCGTAAGTAGACGAAGTAATAGCCCAATAATTTGAACCTCTTGATCTTCCGCCCAATAGCCGGACGGATGTTCCACAGATGTGAACGGGATACAAATGGCATCGGTAGTCGTCCAAGCCAAACCGACACATGTGGTATGTTGTGCGCGCGTTTCGATGTCCGCAGAGATAAGTAGAGTTCCATGATCTGCCATCTCGATTAGGTTGCGCAGGCAGAGTTCTACCTGTGCGTAGGTGGGCCTGACGGTGAAGTGCCAGCTTGGGGGATGATTACCTTCGCGTAGAATTCGTCCAGCGCGTTTGATGTCTGTGAGGAAGGCGGGCTTCTGGTCCCACGCACGTAGAACCGCTGCTGGATGAAGGGTAGGAACAACAGTAGCGCCGCAAGGATGTTGGAGATGAGAACCTCGCCAGTTAGAGATTCCAGTGCGGGAGCAGAGAGCCCATAGAGCAGTATTGCCCACCGCCAAGATAACATCAGGGGCGGGTCCGGCGGCAAGTTCGGATTGGAGGAGGTCATAGCCTTCCTTGACGTAGCGGTGGACGATACGGCCATTAAGCTCTACCCCTTTCCCGGAGGCGAGAAGCTCGGCTTGGGCTTTCTTCGTGGTCGGCATCCACAGGGACATGTCGTTGCCGGGCGGACGCTCGTTGCACACGTTGAGGACGCGGCAATCGGAACGTGGGATGCCTGCGGAAGCGAGGGAAGAGTCCAAGAGTTGGCCGCTAAAGCCGACGAAGGGAATGCCCTTCTGGATTTCCTGTTCGCCCGGAGCCTCGCCCACGATCATGAAGCGTGCGCCGACAGGGCCGGAGGTCATGGTCATAGCACTCTCCAACAATCAGCGTTGCTCACCCATTCCCCATTCGGGCCAGAACCGGGAATGCCGTCATCGCGCACGATAAGAAGGCGATCCCCAAAGAAGGACTTGGCCCGCCGCTGTACCTTCTTCACTACACCAGTCACGCCTCGCCCTTTCGCAGCATAGACTGCTATGCAGATAACCTTGTCCCCGGCCTTCATACCTTCCGTACCTCCGTAAAGACGCGATCAATGGCATCGGCCAGCTTCTCTACGCAGGTATCACAGAGATCGAAGGAGCCTCCTCCATTGAGATTCTTGGAGAGCAGGACGTTTGCGGTGAAGACTAGGGCAGCCCCTTTCTTGCTGTTGGCGTTGTCTAGCTGGTTGCCGCAACAGTCGCAGAATTGGACACGTTGGGCAGGGATTATCTTCGTGCTCATTTGGATTCCTTCGTTAGGACGTAGCCGCCGTTGACCTTCGGATCAATAGCGACTGCGATCTCCCATTCGATTAGCTGGCGCAGCTTGTCTTGCGCAACCTCAAACGTGTCGTCGGCGTTGGCGATTCCGAGGTTGGCGCAGACTAGAGCTTGATCGCAGGCTCGGGTCCATCCATTCGCCTGCGAGGACGATGCGCGGGAGAGGATCGAACGCAGGCCAGCAAGGATTCGAGTGTTAGGCTCGACAGCGGGTTCGTTGTCGTAGTCATTGATGCAACAGAGAATCGCCTGTTCTTCCGCATCCGACAGCGCCGCACCAGATGCGCAAGGGGGAGTACCCGTTTCCTTGCAGTTACAATTCTCGCAATACTTCATCATAGCCCCCTCATGAATTGCTTATGCGCGTCCCAGTCTACGCCAGTGGTGGGCTTGGCGGACTCGGCAATTACCTTCTCGGACTTGGGGATGTTCTGGCTGCCTCCGGGGACGACACCTCCCTGCGCAGTTCCTTGGACAGCCCCATCTTGTTTCTCCCCTTCCTCAGTGTGGCAGTCGTCGGGGCCACTGAGGTACTTCCGCAATGCGTCAGGGTCGATAGGCGTAGCCGGGCTTGCAGGACTGCCTCCAGTAATCCAACTACCGGCGGCAGCAGAAGGAATGCGTCCCGTAGCTGGCCCAGCGATATTGCCAATGGGTCCGGTGCAGAAAAAATTCTGCGTGCTCTTGACAATGTTCTCCGGCATCCCGCAGGCTATGCAGCAAGTTGTTGTACGGTCAATGACGTGGACGAAGCGGCTGCCCCGGAAGTCTTTCTGCTTGTGTTCTAATGCCCTTCTGTCGTCCCAGCCATGAAGGTCCAAGTTGGTGTGAGTGTGGACAGCATAGTAGCGGGTAGGTGCGGGGGCGGTGCTGTTGGTGGCGGTCATTCGGGCCTCACTACGCGGAAAGCGGGGATACCTTCGGATTGGAGCATAGCGATGACAGTGGGGTCATCATCGTATGCGCATAGGACTTGGTCCTTGGGGATGGGGGCATGGTTGAGCCAACGTTTCTTTAGTACATCGGTGTCGAGGGGTGTCCCATACGGGCGCATGATAAGTTGGTGGTAGGGAATAGCATACTTCGCAAGCCAGCGTTCTGTGTTCGGGCGTACGCGAGCACTGCGCCCGGTCCACAGCCAGATGCGATGCTTCAAGTTCTGAAAGGCGATGAGGACTTCCGCAGTAGGGACGATAAGACCATCCTGTTCGCACTCAGACTCGAACAAGTCCCAGTCAGGGTTGTCTGCGTTGTAGGAGGATTGAAGGCGGTGATCGTGGTCCGCGAGGGTTCCGTCGATGTCGAAGAGGATGATGGACATAGAATGGTCAGAAGGAGAAGCGTAGGAATAGCCCGAAGACCCCGGCGCATGTCGAGCACGTCTTGGGGATAAACATCGCTTCGAGGGCAGCAGACTTGTACTGGACGCCGATGGTGGGGAATGCAACTGGGCCGTTGAACCCGGAGCCGTGGAGGTAGCCTGCGCGGATCGATGCGAAGACAGACCAATCCTCGTTCAGCTTCCACGGAAGACGGTAGCCACCGTAGGCGGAATACGCCTGCTTGTAGTAGCTGTCCTTGTACGTGAGGGCGCCGATGAACCAGTTGTCCCAGTGGTATTCGAGGCCGATGCCGGGGTTCACCTCGTTGTACTTGTGGTCGTTGCCAAAGTGGAAGGACTTCCCGAAGAGAAGAAGGTCTGGGCCTTCATCCGCTTGGGCGCAGATGGGTAGAGCGAGGCAAAAGGTGAGAAGGAAGAGTGCGAGCTTTTTCACAGCCAGTTCCTCCAGACCGTCGTGAAGGACCACGCATTGATAAGCAGGCAGAGGAAATAGACGAGGGCGAATGTGTAGCTGCTATCTATGAAGGAGTGTACTGTCATGAAGGCGCACCACAGAACCATTGCGCCAAGGGAGATTAGCATAAAGAAGGGCATGATCTTTCCTAGAAGAGATGCAGGCCGGTTCGGGTCCGGTCGGCCTGCCCACCGGTACGCGTTAGCCCATCGAGGCTACGCTCTTGACTTCCTCACGCGGCATCCCGCTTTCCTTGTTGACAGTGTGCTTCACGTCAATGAGGGCGCGGCAACCGACGAGATCACGCGGGGAGAACTTCCCGGTGTTCTTGCCGACAGCCTTGCGCAGACGACCGAGGCCAAGGTTCTTGTTCGTGCCAGTGGCGATGCGCCCATCATCATCGAGATCGATGAAGAACGAATCGGTGAGCACAACCTTGTCCTTGTTGAGGACGGCTGCGGCGTCCGCATCCTCGATGCACCACTTGACGACGAGTTGCACCCAAGGGGAGCCGTCTTCACGGCTGCCAGTGCGCATCCCCACGTCTTCGACATACGCCGGGTAGACCTTCGCGGGGATGAGTACCCGCTCGGTTTCGTTGGCTTCGTCTACGAAGGAATCGAGGAAGGTATCGGGATCGAACATATTGGACATTACTTGGTACTCCTAGCTAGGTTAATGGAGCTTATGCTCCGTTGCTTCATCATCCTCGTCAGACATGTCAACGACGGGGATTCCCAAAGATTGCAGGTAGTCTAGCTTGCCTGCATCCTTCAAGTAGGTCATGGCCTTCATGGCGGTATTCATGAGGTCACGGATGTGGATGGCGACGATTGCTTGGATGGGATCGTCTTGCCCTGCGTCGGGTGCGTTCCCTGTGATGGCGACGAAGTACTCCCCACCCGCCTCGTACATCATGTCACCGAGGGAATCATACACTGGGCAGTCGGGGGCGAGGGGTGCGCCCTCTCGGGTGAGGGCATCCCGGATAGCGTTGCACCATGCTTCACTGTCTTCGTAGGTGTTGGACATGGACGTTCCTTAGTTCATCCCGGAGTGGGACAGGGTTCGAGCGAGCTTGTCTTCGTATCGCTTGTTGAGCAGACGCAGTGCGAAGAGAAGGTATTCCTCTGCGGCAACGGCGACGAGGGCATCCTCCCCATCATTGTTCTGCACGCGCATGACGACGAGGTTGGCGTCGTTGTCGAAGGTCGCAGAGGCACAACCGTAGACAGCTTCGCGGTGAATGTCAAGGTCCGCCCATGTGCGCCGGGCTTGGTTGATAAGGTGATCGATGCTTTCCAGCAAGGCTTCACTCGGTTGCTTCTGGCTCATTAAGTACTCCTGCTACGCGCGACTTCCACTTGGATACGATCTTGCCGAAGTCGGGTGCGATGGTTGAGGAAAGGGGGAGGTTGCGGAACTTGAGGTCGGCTTGGCCGTCGGCGGTGGACCACACGAACTTGTCGCCTTCCCGGCGGCAGAGAACCACGTCGGAGAACATTTGCGGCAGCTTCGGGGCCAAGGCTTTCCCGAGGGTGGACATCGTGATCTTCGACCCACCGAGGACTTGGTCTGTCTCCCGCTCGATGTGCGCGATGAGAACGAAGTGGCAACGGCATCCGTTGGTGAGCTTCTGCACTAACTCTTCGACATAGAATTGCGCTTGCCCCCACTCCGGCTGCGACCGGGTAGCTTTACCTCCAACGACAAGTTGCATTGCAGCACGGTTGATCCCGGTGAGGCCGTCGATGACAATAACGCGATCAGTTCCCCAAGAGTCAACTGGTCCGAAGGACTCACCTGTACGGTCGTCAACGAAGTTGTTGAGAGCTTTGAGGATGTTAATGTAGCCACGATAGGCACTCCGCTTGGGGTCAGTCATCTTCGCAAGGGCTTCATGCGAAAGGGTGTTGGTCTTCTCGGCTGAGTCGATAAGGTCTGCAAAGCCGGTGGTCGCCGTCTTGACGAGGGAAATGTGGAGGTTGTCGGGGACAGTCTTTCCTTTGTCGGTGTAGTAGCCATAGAGGGTTTCTTGGCCGCTTTCAAGGAAGAGGCAGAAGACTTCTAGGCCGGTGTCTACAAGTGTGCCGATGGAATGGGTCTTGCCCACGCCGGTCGGACCTTCGAGTAGGGTGTTGAAGCCAGTGGTCGGGTCAGTCATGCAAGCCTCCGGGTTGCGGGATCGTCGGATGCAAGGACGCTGCCGTCCGAAGTCCACAGGAGAGAGACAATCACGTTGCCGGGGTGGCCTAACGCGGGCAGGCGCACGGCAAGGCAGTCTGCGATAGCGGCTTCCATCTCTCCGGGAAAGAGGGTGGCGGGGAGGTCCACCTTCACCTCGAATGCGCAAAGCCAGTAGCCGGGGCGAGTGGTAGGTTCAGGAGCACGCGCAGGCTTCCCTGCGTCAGGGGGAATGTTCCCTGCGTCCACAGGCTTGCGGTTCGGATCGTCCAAGGTAGCATCGGGTGGAACGAAGTCCGGGCGGTAGTTAGGATTTGCGTCTGACATTACTCGTCGTCCTCAATGATGATGGGGAGGTCTGTCACCTTGTCGTCCTCAACGGTGTCGGGGATCAGGAGTTCGACCGTCACCAGCATGGGGTGCTGATGGCGGTTGGTGATAGTGAGGCCGTCTGCCTGCGCCGTTGTCTGCGCAGGCACCATGAAGTAGCTCAAGGTTTGGGTTCCCATAGCTTCCCTTTGCATGTGATGCGGGCTTCGTGGCAGACAACCTTGAGCGCCTTGCCAGTAATCTCGGAGACAATACCGAGGCAGTTGTAGGTCGGCTCGCCGGTGGCTGTAACGCTGGTCACGACTTGAACGTGGCGGCAGTCCACGCAGTAGCGAGTGGTGGCGGGGTAATCAGACATGGTTGCCATTCCGTTCGGCTGCGGACATGAGAAGGGAGGTGAAGCCTTCGCGGTCATTCTGCGAGAGGTCTTCGATGTCCCGGAGCACTTGCTCGGTGATGGTCTTGTCTTCGGCGTAGGATAGGACGCGCACCTTGTTGCCCCTGCGGGAATGCAGGCGGCCTTCGGAGATCACTCTGCCTTTGATCTTGTCATACCTGTCCTTGTAGTGGCAGGCGGACAGGGCGTAGACGATCTTCTCAACGGAGCCGTCGTTGTTCTGGATCACGTCGTAGGCCACGGTGAAGCCACCATGATGGAGGGGTTCACCGAACAGGGTCGCTTGGCGCAGATGGATGTATTTGGTTGTCATGATTAGATCAGATTGAAGGTTGATTCGAGGTAGGAAATGGGGAAGGACAGGAGGCAGATGGCGACGAGTCCCGCCCAATATTTCTTCGAGAAGACTTCACCGTAGAGGCGTGCGCCATAGGTGATCCAGACGTAGGCGAGTGCGCCGCCGATGAGGGCGTTGACGAGGAATGCGGTCAGTCTCATTTCAATCATCCTTGTGCAGAGGGTTCCATTCATGTTCGACATAGTTCGTGTCGAGCCATGTAGCTTGGTGTTCCGGCGGCACGTTGCAGACTTGCTTGAAGGCGCAGCCGCCGTAGGAATTGCACTCTTCATTGAGGGCGAAGTGGTAGGTGCCACTCCGATAGGACTCCAGCATCTGGGAGATGATGTGGTCGCGGTGCGCGACCCAACGGTCGATCTTCCAGTCAGGTTGATTGACGATAGCTTGGGAATGGTTGTAGCCAGTCTTGAGGATGCACAGGCCACGGACGAGAGTGCCCGCTAGTCGGATTCCCAACTCCCGAGCAGCCCATGAATAGCCGCTGAATTGTCCTCGCAGTTCCCATTGTCGGGGCCAGGATGCTCCGAGTTGGGATGTAGTTTTATCGTCAAGCGCATAGAGTCCGCCTGCAAAATCGCAGAGCATGTCTGTCCGTCCTGCGTAGAGGAGAGGTTCACCTGAATCCGGATGGGTGAAAGGAAGAGGTAGTCCAAAACTCCACTCAACCGCAGGGACTCCACCAATAGTCGCAATTCTTGCGTCGTCGGTGTCGAGGGGGTAGACATGAAAGTAGTACTCCAATGCGCCGACCATACGGCCTAGGGACTTCGCCGTAATGCCGGGGTCTGCGTCGCCGTAATCGATGATGAGGGCTTCGGTTCCAAGGAGAAGGGCTTCCTCGGGATCGGCCCCATCGAAGTAGGCTTTGCGCGCAACCTCTAGACCTTTGGCGTACGCACCTCCGGCGATGAGATGGATCGACTTGTTCGCGGAGGAGGAGTAGCGGTGGATGTAGCTACGCCAGAACTTCGCAGGGCAGGCGAATGAGGCCAGCATAGTCGAATCGATGACTGGCGGGAAGCGTGGTTCAGTTGGCACGGGATTTCCTGATGTCGGCAATTTGGTCGGCAAGGACTTCGAGGCGAGCTTTGCGTTCTTCAAGGGTCATGTTGGGGTTCTCTTCCATGATGGCATCGATCTGCGCAGCCCGCTCAGGGGCCAGCTTGGGCAGGACTGAGCGATGGTGGCCTGCGTAGATAGCGGAGAGAACGTACTCGGCCATGACAGGGACGCAAGCCGTGCCGACGTTCGTGGCGACAATGGTCGAGAGGGCGATGCAGTTCTGGAGGTAGAGGGATTCTTCCTCAGTGAGTGTGATGGTAGGCATGATGGTCCTTAGTTGATGGAGGCAGCAACCCCGCCAGCAGCAGCCCAGCCTTCGGGGTCGAGCTTTTCCACGAGGGGGGCGAAGGCCAGAGCAAAGCCTTGTTGGCTCTTTTCGTCCACGAGGCGGTTGCCTACGAGATAGATGAGGTCAAGAATGCTCGTCACTTCGTCAGGGGTGAGGTCGTAGGTCATGTTGGCTTGTGCGGAGTGCAGGAGACGATCACTCGCGTGTTCCGGTTAGGGGTGAGGGAGGCTCCGATGGAATGGAGAGTCTGGGCGCAGTCGTCTTCCGAAGGATGGAGGCTGGTACTCACACTGCAGACAGAAGCTGCCGTGCAGATGATAAAGGTGAGAAGCCATTCCATTACCATTCCCCTCTAGCGGCGGATACGGAAGCGGTGAGTTCGTTCACCTGTTCGTGCAGGTAGGCATTGTCGGAGACTAGGCGGGCCACTCTGCGTTGGAGGTCGTCGCGCTCAAGGATGAGGCGCTGGTAGGCAGCTTGCAAGGAGGCGAAGTCAGTCGGCGGCGGGTCAAAGGGCATAGAGGGTCCGGTGCAACGGTTTTGGGAACGGGTATCGATGGTCATCCCAGCTTTACCCTAGTCTTCAAGTGGACGGAGAGTTCCAGTTCGTACTTCTCCACCTCGCGCTTGAGGGCGGCGTTGTAGGAAGTGGCGAATTCCTCGGCGGTGAAGATGCCTTTCTCAAGCAGGAGGTCAACCAATGCGCCGGTTGAGATGAGGGAGTTATTCACTCCGACGCGGAGGTGCTTCGGGGAGTGGTCGTCGCCAAGGGCGTAGTCTATCTTCGCCTTCACACCAGATTGCATTGCGTGGAGGAGGTCGGCGTTCTCCGCCATGAGTTCGTCTACAGTTGCCATCACAGTTTCCAGAGAGTGAAGAATGCGCGCACGTCGGCGCAAGAGAGATACCAGTACTCACGTTCCATCATGGCGCCTTCCCTTGGGAGGCGGATGCGCCAGAAGCCAGTACGCTTGTAAATGTGGGGCTTGCCTGCTACTCGCAGGGATTGCACCGGGGAGGGATCAATCGCGGCGTTCATCGAGATGGTTCTCCACGTTGGGCGGGGTGATGAGAAGCCTGCCACCTACCATGAGGAAGCAGTCAGGGTCTGCGTCCACAATTACGTGCGCACTGCATTTCCAGCATGTCCCTTCGATCTCCACTGGGACGGCGGGATCATGCATCTGGCGCAGATGCTCGATGAGGTCGCCTACGGTCATGCTGTCACCTTCTCGCGTTGGTCACGCCCGTCCCGTTCTTGCGCATGGGAGATGGTGTCCGCAGCTTCCCACTTGGCGAGGAGTGCTCGGGCGCGGGCGCAGATTTCCAGCCGGTTAAACTGGGTTGAGGTGCCGTACTCATGCGAGCGGAGGAGGCCGCCGTAGAACTCGCACAGTTGCCACTTGTCCATCCCAAGGGCGTAGCCGATTGCATCCACGGAGTTGCCGCAAGCGTACGCCGACTTGCGATAGTGGCCGAACAGGCAAGAGGCTGGGTTCAGGTAGTCGAAGCCGGTAGTCGGCGGCAGGGATTCCACGTAGGAAACCAGTTGGTAGGCTTTGTCGTAGTTCATGGCACAAGAGAGAAGCAGAAGATGAGGAAGAACACGGCAAGGCCGATGCCCACAAGGATGTCGAAGTAGGAGGAAGGGTGATGCTTCATAAAGTGGCTCCAAGGCGGAAGGCTAGGTAGGCTAGGCCACACCATGCAGCCGCTTGCGACAGGCGCAGGGCGATCTCTGCCGCGCGTTCCATCCGAATCATTAGCATAGTCATTCCCCCTTCTGGGTTCCAATGAAATCGCTCAATAGGGCATCGGCGTCGATAGTGGTAGCCTTTTTCCGCGCCGCCTTGGCCTCGATGTTCGTTGAGATGACGCCGCGCTCATCCCGCACCATCTGGACAGCCTTCCGCACCGCGTCCATCCTATCGGCTTCGGGCGTAGCTGGGTCCGCGATCTTCGAGCGGAGCATCTGAATCTCGGCTAGGCGTTCGGGGGTCATCGCGTCCTCGTTACATAACAGATAGCGGTTAGGGCACCAAAGGCGAAGAGGGCAGCCAGCCCAAGGGCGTACGGAAGTCCTAGTCCTACTGTCCTCTCCACCCACGTTACAGCGTACACTGCTGCGCCGACCACGATAAACACGAAGAGAAGCAGCACTGCACAGATCGCAGCTTCCCGCATCGCAGCTACTATTGCGTTCATACGTAGTCCTTCGAGTCAGGGGTGATAGGTTCCACGCAGTACGAGTACTTTTGGTCCGTCTGCGCCTCTGCAAACTTCCACGCATCCGTCTCTTTGGTGAAGGCCCAGATGCGCTGTACGCCGTCCCAATCGTAAGCAAGGACGAGGTAGATATTCATGACCGTGCTCCATAGATGCGCATGGCAGCTTCGAGGAGGTCGAGGCGCCGGGACAGGGACCGGTTCTCTGCGGCGATGGCCGTGAACTCGCGCATGATAGCGTCGCGGTGGCGCACGATGCCGTCCTCCGCTTCGCGCAGCGTTGCGCGCATCTCAGACACGTCGAGGGCTACCTCGGCCTCTAGCTTCGCTAGGCGACGATGGTTCACCTCGTTGACGTGGGCGATGCTGGCGTCTAGTTCGCGCAGCCCCTTGTCGAGGCGGGCGATGATTTCGGTTTCAGTCATGGCGGTTACGGTCAATGTCGCGGAGAGCACTGCGCATGGCGAGATACGGGCGCCCTTGCGGATTGCCCACTGGGACTAGGAAGAGGGTGTCGTGGCGCTGGACTTCCCTCCGGTATGCACGGATGTTGGGGTAAACTCCCCGCAGCTTGGGGGAGGTCTTCCAGACCCGGCGCAGCCGCTTGCATTGCTTGTCGTTCATTCGTCGTCCCTCGGCGGCACTCCGCCGCGTTTGATGAAGAGTTCGATGCGGGTGGCTACCATGTCGGGCGACACATACTCGTCGTAATCCCCAGCGAAGAGGTAGTGAGATTCTTCCACGGTGAGGTCGAAGAAATCTTCCACCGCACCCCACGATTGCTTCTCCCCGTACCGCACGGTCCCGCCTTGCGTGGTACGGAAGCCTTGCTCGTTGAACCACAGGTCGAGGCCAGCGTAGCCACATGCGCAGGCAGTAGCTCCGCAATTGTGGGGGATGAGGAGAGGGTCGGCTAAGTTATAGGCGATCTCCCGCGTATCGAAGAGGTGGCCATTGTTGCAGACATCCCAATCCTCGCCGTTCACGGCAACCCACCCTGCAGGCAGGTCGAATGCGTTCTTCGCCTCGGGCGGCAGGGTGCGCAGCACGCGCACAACCTGCTGGAGTCGTTCCTTGTTCATAGCTGGTCCTCAATAATGTCTGCGATCTGCGCAAAGGTGTAGTCGCCAGAGTCGTTCAGTTCGGAGAGAGTGGCTTTCTCCTCGCCTATCCATACCTCGGGGTCTATCTGTTGGCAGTCCTCGTAGTCTTCTACGGACGCATCGAGACCCGCCTTCAAAGCTACGGAGTGAGGCAAGAGGCCGGAGCAAACGTCCTCCTTATATGCAGCACACCCTTCCGGGGTCCACGTTACTCCTACAACCTCGCATAGAACGCCGAGGCAGCAATAAGTGTGGTCTCCAAGGATGGTCTCCTCGCGGAGCGCCCCAGTGGTCTGCGCATACTTCCCTGAGCGCAGGGCAGCTAACCAATCGGCTTTGATCTTGGCGTCCATCAGAATTGCTCCTCGATGACTTGGGCGATCTGCTCGAAGTTGTACCCGGCGCAGTCGTTCAGTTCCCAGAGGGATTTGAAGGGGGGAAGACTGCCATTCTCAATTGGCCTGTTGAGCGTGCCTCCCACAGTGATGCCAAGCTCTTTAGCGAGGGCATGAGGGAGAACATCGCACGACACGGTGCCCTTGTAGGCGAAGTAGGAGGGGTGGGTGCCTACTGCTGGTGGGGAGGGAAGTTGCTCTCTTGCGCCCATCACATCGCATAGCACTCCAAGGCAGCAATACTTGCCGCCCTTGCTCAAGCGCCCGGCGCCTTGGACGTACTTGCCTGAGCGCAGTGCTTCCAGCCACGCAGCTTTCACCTCTGGGGCGAGGCGATAATCGGTGTTCTCTTCCACTTTACTTTCTCCACTTAACTAGGGTTCGCCCACTGGGGCGAGGGGGAGGGGCACTCTCGCCTGCTTCACGCGTCAACATGTAGCAGTCAAACCTTACGGTTGAGAGTGCCCCAAACAGGGGGTGAGACAGTTAATCCACCTTGACTAGAGGCGCCCAAAAGCAGGCTACCAACCTGCCCGGACTTTTTTGGAAAGCTAATGACGGTGGTCAACCGCTTCGCCTGTCTCACCTTTTCGGGCGGGCGAGAGTATGCCGGGAGGTGTTGCGCCGCAGCCCTCGGACAAAGCCTTGGCACAGGGGTATTGCGTACTCTCGCCCATAAGGGAGGAGCCTCGGGGGAAGCCCTTCTCTTATGGAGGGATGGAGGCAGGAATCGAACCTGCGTCTCTATGTGGTGCACCACATCGCTCTAAACCCACTGAGCTACTCCATCCAATGGAGGGGACAGGGCAGGACTCGAACCTGCGTATCCGGGCGCGACCCAGCACTCTACCGACTGAGCTACCTGTCCCACGGTTGGAGGGCTTCCACCTCCTGCGGTACCCCTGCACCTAGTGCAGACGCTGTACCTCTTTCCCGCGAGGAATTCGTGCTGGTTCTTTGGGGGCACACAGAGCCAGCGTGTGCTTGGAGAGGTAATGCGGACCTTCCCCCGTATCTCCTACGCCGAGTGTGGCAGCCCGGCGCAGAGGAATAACTTATGCGGCGGCCTCCTGTACGTCTACGCCATCGGAGAGGAAGCCATCGAGCAGGTCGCCGGTCGCTTCGGTGCGGGCGTCCGCTTCCAGTTCGAGAATCTTGGCGGCAACTGCCGGGTTGCCCCGCAGCTTGGCTTGCGCAGCCTTGGAAAGCCCCTTCACGTACGCTTCGGCCTCGTCCACCGGGCAGCCCTTGAGGGCGGCGAGAGCGCGCGTCAGGGCGCTTCCCTTGGGCTTGGCGGTGCCTTCGTTCAGGGTCCATCGGCCAAGGTCGAATGCGGCGCCGAGGGAAGCTACCTTCTCGGGCGCGGAACACCCTTGCTTGTCGGAAGCGGAGTTGATCGCCGCCTGTAACTTGGCACGCGAACCATGCGCAACGAATTGCTGCAGGAGGGGGCTATTCGCCGCGATCACTACGAGGTCGGTGCTGCCGTCCGCGAAGGTGATTTTGTGGCTGACTGCGCCGTCATCGTGGAGCTTCGTGTCGATGGTTGCGTTGGTATGCTTGGTCATTACTGGTCCTTGAAAGGTAGAAAAGTGGTGCCAACTTTAAGGGCGTTGGTCGGCCTCAATACCTGCCTGCTTTAATGTCCTCATCGAGGCGGCGCAGAGTCTCAGCCTCTTCGTCCGTGGTGCCTAGAGGGTTGCCCTCTAGTTGGGTGTCAATGTCCAGCATGGCGCCCCAGCGAGCCTTTACGCTGAATTCTAGGGCGGCATCCTTTTTCCGGATCATGATGCCCTTAACGAGGTCAGCCTCCCATGAGTCGGGCGTGTTGGTGATGATGGAGTCGCGGTAGCGGTAGAAATCCATCTTGATCGTGTTGGCCTCTTTGGTAGAGGCGAAGGTAAGGTAGACCCGGCCCTCGTCGCGGACCTTCTGGAGGATGCGATGGTACTGCGGGGGAAACTGGTCGAGGGGCCGTGTTTTCATGTTTGGGCGTTGCGTTTCGTTCGTCGGTAAGGGAAGTATAGGGGAGGAGGAAGGAGGAGGCCAATTGATTTTAACTATCGATGTTCAGGGTGCGGCGGTGGCAGGGCTATCAGGTCACTTCTGGTTGCAGGTGTACTCAGATACTCGGATATTCACTTTGGTATACCCCCCTTGGGGGAGGAGGGAGGGAAAGGAAGTGTATAGTAAGTAATAAGAAAAAAAAAAAATAAAGAATACTCCACTTAATCTCTCCCCACCCCACAGGGGGTATCAAAAGTGAATAACTGAATCTCCGAGTAACCGGAGTTTACTCCCCATCCTGCATTCCTCTAAGCAATAAAAAAGAGGGCCATCTTTCGACAGCCCCCAACTCGCACTGCGAGGGAGGATTACAAGGTCAGGCCGCGAAGGCCACTAAATGTCTGGACTGCCTGCGGCTGGAGATTCAGCCGATAGTCGCTCACGTAACCGTGAGAGGCGAGGTAGTCAAGGAGGGCGCGGTTGCCCAGTCGGGCGCCAAGCTCATGGTCGCCTACGCCATCGTGCTCCCTGCTACCGATGAGGGCAGCCTTAAAGTAAGGGTTCTCCGCGTAGCCAAAAAGGTTGAACATCAGAAACTCGTCGCGGCTGGGCGGGGCGAAGTTCAAGCCCTTGGCGTAGCTCCAGCTTCCATCCGGCATCGTGGCGATGATGCCAGAGGCTTCCCACGCGGTTACGACGCCAAGGTCCGCAAGGCTCAACTCCACCGGGACAGGATGGTCGTGGACAAGCAGGGTGCCCCGAAGGTCCATATCCTGCGACAGTTGCACCTGTTGAGAGTCTCCAAGGATGGAGTAGCGGGTTGCGCCGTTAGGCTCAAGGACGATCATTTTCTCGTTGCCCGTCCGGATGCCATGCTCTCGCACGTCAGCCATCGCCGCTTCCACATTGGGCCATGCGGGCAAAGTTGCATTGATGTTGGTCATAATTTCCTCATTCGCAGATTGATGGGAGGGCGCGAAGCCCTCCGCGTTCTTAATGATGGTCGTTCGCTTCGTTCACCAGCTTGGCAGCCGCAGATGCGTCCTTGAACTTATGGGCGATCTCGGACAGGATGATGCGCGCCATGAAGACGTTTTTGCGTTCGTCGTCATTCTCAGCATCGGCCTCATCTTGGATCATATCCAGCGCAGCCACGCCGCAGATGCGGGCAAGGAAACTGGATTCCAGTTCATTGAACTCCAATTTCAGCGTTGCACGGTCTGCTACTTGCTCGCGCAGACGGTCTACCTCTGCCTGCGCTTGCGCGTGCAGCAGTTCCCTTGAAATGTCAGTCATAATTCCTCTCGCAGATGGTGCGGAATTGCACCGGGAAACCTCTAGGCTTCCCCCTACAATCCCACCGTGCGAAGCACGGCGCAAACCGGGCCTTAATGCGGTAGATCGAAGTTGTGTCGCCTGCGGAATTCGTCCCTCTCAGCAACTACAGCGAAAAACTCCTCGACTGATCCATGCTCTATGGTCAGTAGAGCGGCGTCCAGCCTTAACCACTCCGCTTGCTGTTCTGGCGTCAGGTCGTCCCACGTCTTTCGTTTCATGAATGTAGCCTCGGATGACAGTATCCCTGCTCGATCAGGTTATGCGCAGTCCGCCCATATGATCCCTGCAACTGCCACACCAGCCCACTGTCAATCAAATGCTGGAACAACTCGATGGTGCTTTCATCATCAAGCTCCCCATCTTCCCACGCCATGATGGCGCCTAGTTGATCGTATTCAGTCATCGCTTGCTCCTGTTGTCCTACGCTTCCACTATAGGCCAGCGTAGGACGTTCTGCTATTAGGGGAAACCCTAGTTGATCGGCTTGTCCACTTCGCTAAAGAGCGGACCTAAGATAGCCTGCCGTTCGGCCTCATTCAGGGGCCAAGATCGGACGATCCACCAGTTCGGATACCGTTCCAGCGCTTTCGCCACTGCGTTCACCTCTGTCGGGGCTTCCCCGTCCCAGTAGCGTAGTTCGTTCTTCGCATTCCTCAGTTTGACAATCCACCTCATAGCTTTATCTCCATTTGGTCGAAGTACTCCACATCCCCGTCCTTGGTATGCACGTACCATACGTGGTCCTTCTGGTACACAAGGTACGCCCCACCACAATACTCGTTGGAAAACTGATTCATGCGGAGCTTCGTCGTCGCAGTCGTCCAGCCATTGGAATTCAACACGACAGTTCCATCAAAGCGCTTGAATGCAACCAGTGTGAGGTGATACATCACGCCAATCCCATTCACTGAGCGATAGATAGACGTTGCCCGCCCGCTCACCTTCTGTGTCTGGCTCATCTCAATACCCTCCTGTCAGTTGGATTTCCAACTGCTCGAAGACAGCCCGGAACCGCAGGCCACGTTGCACCATTTCTTGCACGCCACGATAGAACGAGTCTTCGTCCTCATACTTGATAACCATATCCTCACCCCTTGTAGTGTGCGTCCAGACGATCTAGCCATTCCTGCGCAGCACCTTTCCATGCCTTCGGCTGAATGAGGCTCTCGTCTCCAATATCTTCATCCGGCGCAGCTACCACGGCGCGCGCATACCGCTCTATGGCCTGCAGCGCGAACACCTGCGCCAGCGCACCATAGTCACTGAACTCCATCGCATCCCGGACGAACTCCACATTCGTCTTACGCTTGCGTGCCATCATTTCACTCCTCTAATTGGAGCACTCCCCATGAGTGCGCCCACCAGAGGGGGGCGTTTGCCCCCAGCCCTTAGCACCAGACCACGCGGTCATATCCAATGTAGGACCATTCCTGCCCCACCACTACGCCATGGCGTTGCCATAGGCGCACTTGATAGTAGCCATATTGCGAGTCACTGGTGTTTGTCCAGTTGCTGTAGTGCATCATGCCTCCTTAGAGCCAAAGTCCACCGGGGGTGCGGATCGCCGGAACCTCAATCTCATGATCCGCCCTATACATTGCCACCGCGTCAAACACATTCCAGTCCAGCGCTTCCAGATAGTCACGCGCAATTACGCTCGTGGTGCCCAATGCGAGCATCACTTGCTCAACCTTCCGTCCATCGTCCATTGCAGTCTCCAAACTGGAAGGCTCGCACCATTGCAAACCTTCTAGGAGGGAGACTATTCCCCCCATTCCCGCTACAGCACCTTAAACGCTTCCCTGCGGAAAGGTGCCCATGCGCTAGCCTTCGGCCCGACTAGGATGCCATTGGCGTTATCCATGTCATAAACCGCTATAGCCTCCTGATCCAACTCCCAAGCTACCTGCGCAAGCTCACTGCTCGCAGCGTAGTCCACATACCCAATGAAGGTTGCCTCCACTTCCTTGTCCACATCCGGGACGGCCCAGTACCTCACCTCCATCCCATGCGCAGTCAGTGCATCGAGCACGTCTTGCGCGCCTAGGTGCCCACCATGCGCCTTGTCCATCCCCACATTCACCAGTGCGCGCATTTTCACTCTCCCT